GAATACTTCATAGCCTGCTTATTGATGTCAAGCATATTACTTCACATCCTTGCCAAATCGCTTCCATAATTCAGACAGCTTTTCCCATCCATACATTGAAATAAATGCTACAACAAAACCTGCCATAATTGCCGCAAGAATCATATACCACAGTATTGCCATCTGAATATACTGCATATAAGCAACAAAAGCCGCTACAGTAATACCGATTGACAGGATAAATACTATAATATCCGTAGGCACTTTATTGAATACTCCAATGCCCTTAATTACTTGAGTGATTACAGACACTACAAAAGCTAATGCTCCGACAATCGCTAAGATAATTGTCATATTTGCGATTAATACCTGCATAATTTCCATTCTGCTATACCTCCTTATCTTCATTAAGCCGTGTTTCCAATCCGTCTATTCGGTGGTGTGCTGACTTTACACTTTCTTCAACCTTGACAATTCGGCTATCGTGAGAATTAAGTTCTTTTCTCATTTCTATAACTTCATTCTTTATCTCTGTTGTGTTGCCTGATATTGTGTCAAGTTTCATATTTATGCGTGTATTTTCCTTTACACGCTCCGTAAGTTCTGCCTTGTCAGACTTTTTGCTGTTCTTAAGATTAAGTCCTAATGTAAACAGCCCGAAAAAGACGGAAAAAGTAACCGAAATAATACTTATAATTACTGCTGTTGGCATTGATATACCGCCTTTCATAATCAATAATGGCACACCACCCACCACCGCTTAATGTGTGCCGCCTGCAACCATTTTGTCGGCATCGGCAATATGGTCACGCTCAATCTTCTTTATAAAACCTTGGCAAAAGGGAATACCCCGACAAACAAGCTATCTCTGTCTCTCCAAGTTCTGTTGACGCCATTCTCATTGTAGCTTGCCATAAATGCTTCACCTGTCTGTGAATGGTCATAGACAGCCAGATTAACAATAACACTCTCAAATTTCTTCAAGTCCTCGATTATCATTTCATCTGTGTAGTTGTCAGGGTAATTTCTTCTTGCCTTTACATCTTCTGTAGCCTGTTTAATAAGCTGTTCGATTATTGGATTATCTTCTTTGTTATCGAACACTACCACATCAGATGTTGTTTCATCATCATTTGTGACTGTATCAATATGAAATTGTTTAAGTCTGATTTTGACTTGCTCTAATGTGGTATATTCCATAATTTCAGCTCCTATAATCCTAATTTCTCAATTAACAGCTTCTTCAACTCTGCTCCTGTAAGTTCTTCTGCGTTGTCTATACCCTGTTCTGTGGCAAAAGCCTGTAAATCAGATGTAGACATACGATTAATGGTTGTCTTGCTATAATCAAAAGAAGCCCCGGAATTGTTATTTTCCGGAACTTCTTCGCCTGCACTATACCATTTGCCATTATGAACCACTATATGTGGATATTTCATAGTTGCACCTCCTACTCTTCGCTATGAACCTCATATACGAATGTGCTATCCATATTCTCGTATGATGGAAGCACAACTTCGGAAGCAAATGTTGACATTTTCATAGGTGGTCCGTACTCTGTCTTTGTAGCGACTGTAATACCTACACCATATACTGTTACATCTACATCGGCTACCTGTCTTGCAGTTCTTTCTTCCGGTGTAGTGCCAAACCAAGTGCTACCGAGACTGCCCTCCGGAAGAAGTGTAACCTTGTTATCTGGGTAGAAATACTGCTCCTTGCCATCATCGTCAATGTACATCTTGTCGTACAACACGATAGTGAGCTTTGTTCTCTTCTGCACTACTGAAATAACGGTATCATCATCAACTTCAATGGTTGCTGTAAGGTTCTGTGCAAGGATTGAGTTTCTTATCTGTGCATTGTCAAGCAGATACTGGAATGTATTGCTGTTCATAAGTGCATATCTGGCAATCTTGCCCTGTTTCTGTAACTTCTTTCTTGCATTGTTAAGGTCTGTGAGCGGTTTTGAATTAGTTGTATCGCTCCACATACTTGTGCCGGATAACTTTGCGTAATGGTCTTTTGCGTATGAACCATCCTTATCATAATCGTAAGCATACTGAACGCCATCACTTACAATAGCAATTACCGGATGACCTGCATTTGTGGCAAGAAGTGACATTCTCATACGCTCTGGTACAACTTCTGCACCGCTTACAAGGTTGTTAGTATCGTCATATACACTTGATAAAGCACTTGCAAGGTAAGGGTCGTCTGCTGACTGAATACGCTCGATTTCAAGCATTTCCTCTTCACCGACTGTCATTCCCTCACGGAAAAATGCCATCTGTGTTTTTTCCTTGCTTAATCCCTCTCTGGCTCTAAGCGTTGGGATTGTGTCAAAGTTGGATGGTGCAAGCGATACCGGAAGTCCTTTATGTGTCTTAATCCAGCTTAAATCAAGCCCCTGTTTCTTTCTTTCTGGAAACCACTGTAAACCAAGATAAGGTATCTGATTACTAGCGTTTTCTGTTGCTGATAATGCGATAGACTTACTGTCTAATACTTCATTAATTAACATCTATTTACCTCCTGTTATTATTCAAATACAATCATTGGAAGAGCTGTCTTAACTGTTGCGTCATATGTAACGCCGGAATGTGCTTCCGCTACCTTTGTGTTAAGATATGCTTTCTTAAGCAGCACTCCCTGCGGTCTGTCTTCTGTTACATCAAACCTTAAGATTCCGATTGCTGTTGCTGTATTATCAGCCACACCTGACTTGTTTACTGGTGTACCAGCCTTTACAATCTTCTTTCCATTCGCATCCTTTTCTGTTACCGCTGAAAAATCAAGTGTTAATGGGATTGCTTCGTTAGGCTCTCTTTTTAAAATCTGAACATCTCCTGCGTATGAAGTCTTTTCATACTGCATATTCATTTCCTTTGCCATTTTTTACCTCCTGTTATTGCTGAATGTAATGTGATAAAACGTCATTGTTCTTAGGTGCATTAGATATAAGGCTTTCTGCTATCTTTTCAGCATTTGTCTTATTGTCTGCACCGCCTTTATTGCTGCCGCCGCCCGGAATATCCTGATATTTAGCAATTTCCTGTTCCTTAGCCTGTGCCGCAGCTGTTTCTTTTTCGGACATAATCTTGCCAAGTTCAGTGTAGTCAAGACTTCCATCATCTTTAACAACTGTCTTTGCCTGTTCCGCAGTAATCTTAAAATTAGTCATAGCTGCTTCCCTCTGGTCTCTGATAGCGTTAGATTTCTGTAAATCGGCTATCTGCTGATTAGCTGTATCTAAGGCTTTATTTGCCTTTTCAAGCTCTGTCAGATTGCCAGCCTGTATTTCATCAAGCTGTTTCTGTAAGTCATCTGCTGTGTCGGCTTTAGCCTTATAGCCGTCTGCTCTGTCTTTTTCTTTCTTTGTTTCGCCATTGACCTGATTCAGATAATTGCTTATCTGTTCATCTGTCGGCTCTGTTACTCCGATTGAAATAAGATTCTGTTTTGCCTGTTCTCTTGTCATAATTACCTCCGATTCACTACGCTTTTTTACGTTGGTTGCTCAACTTGTGATTTCTCCTATTTCACGCATAGGTGCAAAATGTATAAAATAAAAGCAGCTACCGATTATTCGATAACTGCCTTATTTTGCTGATTATTATTAAGTTGATTAACTATCTCTTGTGCTTTCTTTTCTTGTTCTTCTACATCTTTAATAGTTTTGTATAGATTATCTAAATATGGCTTAGATAATACATATGTTTTTTCAGAATCGCCCCATAATCCAACTGTCTTAATTGCAACAAGTGGATGTATGCCAGCTTGTAAAAGCAAGAGCAACGTCTGTGCCTTGGTGTACATATTATCCTGTGGACTGTGATTTATCTGCACATCAAAATCTCTGACTGACAACTTTAAATCTTCTCCTGCAAGCCTTAGGATATTAAGAACAACTATTGCCAATCGTTTTTCACATGTTTTAACAACAGGGTCTTTCAATTTTGCTCTTGTCTTAGAGAAGTCCCATCCGTTTCTTAATTGAACTGCCCCTTGCGTATCTCCGCCGGTGTTACTTTGTTTTGTCGGAATGGCTAATATGGATAATGTATTATCCCACAAATCATCTTTAGCAACTTGGCATTGCGTTTGATTAAGCTCCTGTGTCATAATATCGACATCAGACTTGTTATCTTTATTCATTGACTTAACGACCAATGCGTGATTTTCTTTCATTTTCTTAAAGTTCTCTTCGTCAATTTCGCAATTAACAAACTTAACCCAATACTCGACAAACTGCTGTATACTATCCATTCTGTTAGACTGCATGTTATTAATAGTGTCCAGCATACCTATTACAAGTTCAATATCAGATATTCTTTCGTGGTTATTAGGGAACTCAACAATAGGGATTTCACCATATGTGTGCAGTTTCGCTTCAACTACTTTACTGTCAACAATTCTGAAAGACATAGTATCGGAAAATGCCATCTTATACCAGTTTCCATCTTCATCTTTAAGCTCCTGCACAACAAGTATCTGTTCTTCAGTACTCTCATTATAAATAGCATAAGTATTAAGTGGCGTAGGTGCTACAATTCTGAATGGCACATCTCCATTTTTAGGCTGAGCTGCTTTGAATGATGTGCCTGTTGCCGACTGCCACTCCCCAGCTTTAATGTCTTTCTCTTGCTTGTTGGCATCCGCCATAAAATCATTGAGTATATCAACTGCCTTATTGATAGCTTCATCATCTTTACGGCTAATAAACTGGATTGGTTCGCCATATGTCTGCCCTACCTTAAACTGAACAATTTCGTATGCGTGGTTCTCGACAATCTTGTTTGTAATATCTTCATTGGTTAGCTTATGCCTGTACAATATCGGTTGGTCACCCTTGTAGTAATGCCACAGATACTTAATAACCGGTTTATTCCAATTAAATACACCTATAGTACTTCCAATAACCTTAACAACATTGTTAGCAGTTATTGTATCTACATTCGTATATGCAATTTTTCTACCATAACAGCCTCTAACAAGGTCTTGAAAATACATTGTGTTCATATCTTGCTCCTAATAAAACGTTTTACCGCTTGAAGTTGTCCTATTGTTTGGTACTTCCTTAATTTGAAAACTGTCTTCATCGTTTGGTACATACCATATCCATTTTCCACAATGTCCACACGTTATTTTATGCGTCCTTGGGTCTTTGCTATCTGCCTTAGTTAAGAGCTTGTGGCAATTAGGACATATAATTGATTTGTCTTTGTTGCTATAAAAATCCATTCTGTTACCTCTTTGCATAATAAAAAAGCACCGCCACAATTAAGTGACGATACTTTTTAAAGATTGTCTATGGAGTAGTACTTTCATCGTAATAATACAATATTGTTTCCGAACAAATCGAACAGCTTTTATTATTTTTGTTCAATAAACCGGTTGAAAGCCATTCTAATACTGTCTTCCGTGTTCCCACCTATGATATGTGCTATCTGAACCCAACTTTTATTTTCTAAAAATCTAAGGTTAATTATTCTTCTCATTCTGCTGTCATTAAGTTTGGCTATAAACTCTTCAACTTCATTGGTTTTTTCTAATAAGTCATCTTCAAGTAGCTTCAACGTGGCTTTTCTTGCATATAGGAGTGTTTTCTTCCTGCCATATTCTGGAAATGGTATGCCCTCAATTTTGAAATGTTGCTTGCCGCCATCCCCACCGCAAACAGAATCCACAACAGTTTCCCCGGCTTCAATTTTATTTATGTCTCTTTCAAGCCGCTCTATCTTTAGCCTTACTTCTTTGATCTCTTCCTGTAAATCCGAATATTGTGATAAAACTTCCTTTGTTACCATAATATCAATACCTCCTAAATGGGTTCTCTGTCGCTTCAACTCTTGCTACATCATTTGGATTTTCTATAAACATTTCTAGCTGTGTAAGTCCATCCGCAGCATCATCATGTTCATTGCCGCCAATGCTAACAAACATTGTTAATTCATCCATAGCCGCTTGATATTCTTCATTTCTTCTATATCTAACAATTCCTAAATCTGCATCTTTTTTCATTTGTTCTTGTGTGATTTTATGGCTATCAAGAAATATAAATTTTCTTTTTATATCTCCAGAATATGCAATAATTTTTGATAACTTTTCAACTTTATTTGGCGCTTTTCTGCTTGTGCAGGAACATTTATAATCTTGCTTTTGCAATTTTTCATCAACATACTGGCAATATAAATCTCCTCCAATATTGCCCTCGAATCTTGTCTGCCTTATTTGATTACCTATAATTCTACCTACAACAAGTGGTATTGTTACTTCTTTCGGTCCTTTATTAAACACCCAGTCATAAATGTATACATCTCCATTATCGTATTCTGCACCAATAGGCATTGACAAGTTGTCTCCTCCGCCCCACGCAATATCCGTAACTCCAATTCTTCTAAAATCTCCATCCGGAAGTATTCCATTAAAATATCTTAATTCATCAGTCGGGAATAACAGCCCCTCACGGACAAAAGGTCTTTGCATAAATTTAGCTTCCCATTCAGCTTTATCAAGTTTTTCTCTCATATCTCTGTAATAAGCTGTTGAAAAGCCATTTATTTCATAATCAAAGTTACTCTCATCGTTTTCATTAAGTGCCGGTATTCTTCTGAACCTGTATCGTGGGTCATTTTCGTATTGTTTTCTCATTCGTTCCAATGGGTCAAGGACATTCCATAATGTACCAACCATAAGTTCTCTTGCTCCATCGTTTTTTCGGTCAACCATTTTGTTTAGATACTCTTGATAGGTATTTTCCATTCGCATAGGCGACAATGAATGTTCTCTATCTCTTACCAAGTCATCTACATACAAATATCCATCTTTTGATACGTCAACTGCACCGGTCCAAGTTCCATCAATACCACGGCAAGTAACTGTTGCAAATCTATCCGGATTTCCAAGAGTTATTGTAAATTCATCAGCACTTTTATCTGTCACAAGTGGCTTTTTTGCATATTCCGGATTCCAAAAGTAGAATAATTCAGAAAATGTATATTCTTCCGTAGTGAATAAGTTCATAAGCTCTTTATAAAAGCCTTTTGCCAATATTCCAGAGTGACCGCCCATAGCTGAATGGCTGTTAGGTCTGCGTAACGATACCCACGCAAGGAAAAATATACAAATTGTGGACTTTCCAACTCTTGACGGCATTGATAATCCATAGAATTTGATTATCCCATTCTCAAGGTCCTCAAGGTCCTTAACTACAACTTTAAGTGTTTTACGGCGTGGAAAATAAAATCTTTTGCTCCAATGTCTTTTACGTTCCATATAAAGCATAAAACTTTCAAAATTGTAATAGCTCTCCAGCTTTAATACATCATAAAACTGATTAAGTAGTGGATATTCACTATCACTTTCCTGTACAACTTTCTCAACTTCCCATATATCTTTTCCGTTAAACTGCTTTGTACAATAGCCGTTTATGAGTTCTTTTGTCTTAGCCGTACATTTTAACATTGTGTCAATTTCGCCCTCATTCTTGGCAAGCTGGCACACGTTGTAGTAGGCTTCTATAATGTTTTCATCTATTCCTTTTTGGGATATGTATTTTTCGCAATCAGAAATTAAACTTTCCAATTCAGACATAAAGAAAAGCACCTCCACTTTTCAGCAAAGGTGCTTATAGACCTCTGCCTATAATTGTTTTAGGGTAGCGACTACAATCAATCTGTAGCCGGTAAAATTTTGTTAGAATGTCGGCACATCGCAGCGAGCCAGATGCAATTTCTGCACAAGTGCATTATAATCGTCAATTACATAGTTTGCAGGAATCATATATATTTTAATGCCATATCTTTTTGCTGTTTCAATTTCAATGTAGCATCCGTCCCAATCCCAAGCATCGTTTATTCCAATGAATACATCAGCCTGTGCCAGCTTCTTAAGGCTTTCTCCTAAATACCATACAGCTTCTTTGCTGTCTTTAGGTGGGTTATCCTCAATGTAGCTGTCGATAAGCTCTAATTCTTCGCCCTCGTATATTTCAGCAATCTTTTTCATCTTCTGAATACTTGCTTTGATTTCTTCCTCTGTTCTGCCTTTCATCGGCACGCTTACAAATAATTTTTTCATAAAAATTCCTTTCTGCTGATTATCAGCAATTATCGTTCTAATTCATCAATTCTGTTTTCAAGTACATTTATGCACTCTCTCATTTTTTGCCCGTCTCTCTCTGAAAGATACTCAACACCAGTAGTTCCTATTTCCCACGATATGTCCTTTAAGTATTGAATTGCATTTTCAACTTCGTTACCGTCACGATTAAGTTCTTCACACAAGCACTTAGCAATATCTTTAAATGGCTGTGGATGTTCTACTCTCTCTAATGCCTTTTCAAAGGTATAGTCTTTCTTGTAATCCATAATAATTCCGGCAGCTTCATATTTTCCAAGATTAACTCCTAAAAATCGGTCTGTAACTGTGTCCCATATAGCATATAAGTTGTCTATATCATCTTGTAATGCGACTATTAACATTTTTCATCCTCCACAATCCCCATCATATAATTTCACTGTTCCATCTGAATTATAAATAGGTGTAATTCCAAATTGTTTCGCGGTCCATAGCATAAAATACATAACTTTAGTATTCTTATCATAGAGAACTTTAGTACCTTGTTTGCCTTTATAGATTGTTACTAAGTCTATATATTTATTCCCAAGTCTCCAATTTTCAGGTTCAATATCGCCTTTTGTGCATCCTGTCATTCCTAAACACAATATCAGTGCTAATGCAACTACTAAAATTTTCTTTTTCATATGATCTCCTTTTCTGCTTTTAATTTTCTAAATAAGGTTGGTCATCCAACATTTCAAGTTCTTCATCACATAGCGGATTATAATCGTCAAGGCTCAAATCTTTAGCTTTACATCCAGGTATATATTTTTCCTCGCGCACGCAAAATGGAACAATATCATCCTCAAGTGCTACAACAACTTCTCCTGGGTGAAAACGATTATGTGAATCTGATATAACTCTGTATCTTGCACCTTTTATAGCTCTCATACTATTTCTCCTTTACTATTTCATAAATAATATCATCATGATAGTTCCCGTCCTTGTCTTTAATCGAATCTTTCAGAATGTGTTTTGTTCCGTTGTGTCTTTTAATAAAATTATCATAGCCTCTACAAGCAGGATTACCACCAACAGCCCGCCATTCCACCCTGTGAAATGTATTAGTCAGTTCTTCTAATTTATCGAATACATCCTTGCCAACAAGGATATTTCCTCGGTCAAACGAGAATAGCCCAAAGTTACAAGCTTTAGACGCATACCAATCTATTGAATATTCTAAATACCCAATGAGTTTTTCATTCTTATCGACTATTGCATATTGGAACTGACTCTCGTCTGGGCTTTCTGCAATGTCAGGGCTCCAATTACACATACAGCCTGTTTCATATAACATATCTGTTGTATAATAATACTTTTGAAATTCCCTGATAATCTGCTCTTTATACAGAATTGCAGGAACCAGCATTTAAAACACCTGCCTCTCATTTCATGCACAATACCTTTTCAGAAACTTCAATACATTCTTTTCTCTTCTCATCATTGGTGCACTTGCCATCTGCATTATATCGGCAGGAAGCTAGGTTGCATTTTTTATTTGCATAAGCATTATTCACATTGTCAATCCATTCACGAAACGGAATATTGTTGATTGTGGCATTGTCTAATACCGTGTCAGCTATCTCCTGTACCATTTTTCTGTATTGAAATTCCATCGTTGTTGTCCTCCACAATTCCGTCAATTATCGCTCTTTCGAGCAATTCTCCAATGCTTATATCTGTCCTATCCGGCATTTGTTTGTATAATTCAATAAATTGTTGCTTTGTCAAAGGCTTCCAGTTTGGATTGTCTCTTTTGCATTTAAAATCCATAACTCCCGGACCACATACATATTGTTCATTTCCGTTTGTATCAACAAAGGGACCAGTACAAAGGTCACATTTCATTATATGCTCACAAGGTTTTGGTTCGTGGCTATGTCCACTACAAATCTTTGTATCTGTATACCTCATAAAACCACCTGCGATACTTTACCTTTTTTCATTTCTTCCTCCGCTACTTTAATCGCATTTTCTTCGCTTATAAAATATTCTTTTCCAACTAAGTTATGTTCAATGGCTTGCACAATTTCCCAATAAGATGTCCATTCTCTTTCAATTATTTGATACCCAGAAATTTTACTTTTTGCAAAAGTAATAGGTCTATTTGTAACATGGTCATACCTGTTTTCATGTTCTGTTATGCTATAATTAAATTGTATTAAATAATACTTATCGCCTTTCGTAAATGGTAAAACTATTATATTTTTCTTTACCTTTAATTTCATTTAATCACTCCTAACAATTTATTTTTATGCCCTCTGTCAATATGGCAGTTTTATTCTCATTCAAAATTGTATTTCCGTTTTCATCTGTTTTATGCCATCGCGCATCAACTTTAATCATTGGACTTTGGTTTGAATGACCGATAAAATGCAACTCCATGTCTGTACAGTTTACTTTTTTGCCGTCAATAAACACTTGTGCAGTTTTGCCATCAGATTTTATTATAATTTTTTCTTCTGCTGTCTCAAGCGGTTCGCAATTATACATAGATTTCCAAGAATCTTCATACCACTTATCTATTTCAGCAATAACGCTTTTTGCACAATATACCGGTTTACTCATTGTTTTTGTTCGGCTGCATAATACTTCTTGATAGCTTTCGATAATAACTCTACAAGCGTCACCGTTGTATTCATAATCTTTATAAAACTGATAAAAAGATTCCAGATTTTTGATAAAATCATTTAGCGTTTTCACTTCTATTCACTCCTTAAAGCAGTCTCTCAATGTTTGCCTGTCTGCTTCATTATCTGCCACAATAACAGGTTCATCTTCTAAAGTGGAACAAATCTATAGGCTCACCGTTTCTACCACCTATTTTATGTGGCTGTATCTCTCTAAACGCTCCACACTCTATTGATTTAATTATATCTGCCATGCTCATTTTCAAAACTCCTATTCCGCCAACAACTTATACAGTTCCAACGCTTCATCATCTTTAATAAGTTTTCTGATATAGGTTTTCCCGTTATGGTTCTCAAATACCATTGCTATTGGTCGTTCTCCTGTTTCCAACCCTAAATCAAACGCAACTGACATTACTTCTTCCCCAGCTTTTTCAACTCTAGCTTTTGGAATTATCACATTTTCAGGCATTTTAAATATTTTACTCATTCCTCATAAACCTCTTAAAATCTTTCCTACACTTAGAGCATAAATCATATTGGTGCTCGTTTCTCCATATAGCCATTGGGAGTGTTTGTTTTGCTAAATCCTCTGCCGTGTATATAGCTTCCTCGTGAAAAGGTTCTAATTCTTCTGTTTTGAAATAAGCGTATTCCTTATTGTAAAATATTATTTCTTTTCCGCACCTGTCGCAAGTGTGCCATTCTTTTTTATGTTTCATAGTAATCCCCCTTTGCAAAATTGGCAAACTCTCCGGTTATTCTTTAAAAAGCACATCTTTCACTAAAAAAGTAAGTTGTATCTTTTTCATTCCAGACTCATCGTCTGTAATGCCATCTACACTATATATACTATCAACTGGGTTACCATCAAAGAGAACTTTGACATATCCTTTTGAAATATCCAGCAATGCTTCTTTAATCATCTTCCACCAACTTTCTACCACAGATAGGACAATAGTTGATTTTTACATATCCTCTTGCGTATTCCCAGCTCGAATTGTCAAAATACAGCCGGTTTTCTCCGTCTTCGTCAAGTACTAATATTATTCCGTTGACTTCGTTGAGTTCATAATCTCTTGAATAAGAAATGCTTTTTGTTCTTTTTGTGTATTTCTTCCCTTTTTCATACCCATCTACTCTTTTAAATTTTGTTTCTTCACAAAATTCACACATATTACGTCTCTCCTTTTATTGCTCATCCAAGTTGACAATATAATAGCTGTCACAAGAAGTCATCATTAAACGCTTAATCTCATTTTTTGCGTCCTCAAATGTAGCAAAGGCATATAGTGGAACATTAGTGCTCCGGTGAACTACTATGAACCTATATTCCGGATAATATAACTCTTTGCATTGTTCTAAGGTTATAGTGTCATCTTTTCTGCTATGTTTCTTGCGTTTTTGTGGTTTTGGTTTATTTTTGACGTATTTAATAGATATATCGTACACAATGGCAAAGCACAAAGCAGACGCAAGCATGATTATAAGTATTGTTAATAAGTAAATAAATTCTTTCATATCACACCACCTAGTTACCCTTTCTTTGGCGTAAATAATGTGTCCGGTAATACTTCGCCGGTTAAAAACTTATTCACATATTTCATAAAAGTTGGAACACTCATTCCGGCTATTTCTGCTGCTTTAACTTGGCTACATTCCCTGTTTAAGTATTTTGCTACACCCTCCGAGAACTTATCAATATCCCGTGTTTTAACTCCTTGCGCCATAGACATATCTCCTTATTTTTGATAATCGGATAGACAGAAATTGAACCTGTGACCTCTTGGTGTCGTCAAGAGGTATCTCCGTTTGAACTATCCGCTATGATTGATGCGGTGTGGATTTGAACCACACATGAAATTCCGCTAGTTAGTCTGCACCTACGAATAGGGATAAATGGATTTTTATTTTCTAACGGATTTATTGGTGTAATTGCTTACAGCTATTACCAGACTTGTTAATAGCAATTCTTGATGCACACCGTTTTCTTAACCATCAGTTAGCGTTTACCCGTTCCGCCACACATCAACTCACGCGTATAGATTACGCATGAAACATCACATTTTTACAACGATTTTGACCTATGAGGTTGTGAAGCAAGGTTTAACAATCGTGAACCCTAAACGCCGACATCGTGAATCGAACACGAACAACATTTCTGTTGGATAGCTTAGCAAGCTATTGGAATACCTTTATCCCATATCGGCACGTGGTGGGTTTTTTACTTGGTTATCCCCACCCAAGGATTTTTTAGTCAGCCGCAAGCGGCTCAATCCAGTTCCCTGTACTAAGTTTATCCGGAGTATTAATTAGTACCTGCATTTCTGTAATAAACGCACTAGGGGTGTACTGGCAACATCGCCAATGGGGAAGAGAGGAATCGAACCTCTATTGTTTACCACTTGGGAACTGATTTACAGTCAGCCGCAACACCGCCAATCGTTGCCGCTTCCCCAGAACCATACCGCCTGTAACGGTCTACAACTGTAGGGTTGATTTTCACATAAAAGGGGTACTGTTATGAAAAAACTTGCCTATTTCTAGGCTAGTAGGGATAACAGGAATCGAACCTGCATTAAAAGTTTTGCCATTTAAACTATATCCCCAACCAGATTGATTTTAACTTATTAAGGAGAAGAAATGTCCGTATGTCCCAATTACGGACTAAACCCATTGGAAGCCTTGAAACTTCCCGGCAACCTTTAAATTGCATGGGTGAATAAATATTTTAAGGGGTCTTATGGATTATATTAGCTGCCAAACAGCTAAACAGCCCTAGTTGGATTCGGACCAACGAATGCAGCAGTCAAAGTGCTGTGCCTTGCCACTTGGCGATAGAGCCATTTAATTATTTAATTTATAAAGGGGTAATATGTAGATTATCCTATCAGAACTGTAGATATATATATTATATATAAAAGTTATGTATATTGCAAGTATGTATATAGGCTTTTTATTTTTTGAGATATTTGAGGGACTAAGTGGCGGCGTATTGGGCTATTTTATAAACCCCCTCCCCGGTCTATGCTCCAGGCGTTGCCGTTGTGGGTGTATTGCTACACCCACAGAACAAAATATATCAATATGCTTGATTTATTTGGTTAGTACGTCGCAAAATCTTTATTTTGCGACATCAAAACGTTAATAATGGCGGTTTTATGGGTCTTTTGGGCTTAAATTGTCAGATAATAAAGCATTATCGGCGGAGTTCTGGATCTGCTGCCGGATGTCTGCGGCTGTCAGGGCTTGCCGTTGACTGGTTTCTCGACTAACTCCCGGCAGGTTCCAACTAAAATGATGGTTCATAGCTGCCAGGTGCCCGATTGGATTCTTGCTGGACCAGAGCCGAGCCTCTCCACTGGCTTCGTAATCTTTTGCTAGTTTTTCCCACAAATCATAAGCCGACGTGCTTAGCCTACCCGCTCTCGTTCGTTCATTAGCCCAGTTATACACGACTACTTCATTTATCCCCGTCAATTTACAATATCCGGATATAGTACATATTTTATTATGCTTATAACACATATATATATAATAATCTGCTATATAATTCAGATATTCATAATTATAGCTATTACAATTACTGTTATTAATATTACTATACTGATTGTTATAATTATTATTATTATATCCTTGCAGCTTTCCTTTTAATTTTAGCCTATTAGTATTTTTAAAAGCGTGATTATATACATAGATTAAAGCAGCGTAAAAAATAGACTGTGAAGCTTCTGCCATGTTCTCAATTTTTTCTTTGTTGCAAAACTCATTAAAATATAAGTCAATATCGTTCTCAAATACTTCTTCGCTATCTTTAAAGTCTTCTACTTTCTCCAACCTGTCCCGCTCCTTTCTCCAAAAAAATAAAAAAACACGTTCAGGACTTTAAGTAATATTGTCTATCTGTCTGTAACGTGTTCTTCTTTCTGTTTAGCTTAGTCAAATCATAATTCTTTTTTTTGAAAAAATCAAGCCGGAAAAAATTTTTTGTAGGCTCTCTCTTTCTTTTTTTATTTTTTCTTTCTTTCTTTTTCTTTGCTTCTTTCTTTTTCTTTCTTTCTTTTTTCTTTTTTTCTTTCTCTATTTTTTTACTCAAAAAATATTTTGAATAATACTATTAATGAAAATTCATTTTTAAGCACAAAAAAGGCAGGTTTTAGCCTGCCTTGCGTTTATTTAGGGCTATACCCAGTTTTTAACGTCTCTTGTCGCAAGTGTTGGGACATCCTCATCATATCCGCTCTCTTTGATTTCTTCAATTATTCGCCTTGCTGCAATAACCTCGACAACTGCATATACTCCCGTGTGTTTCTTGTCACGTTCAGACATAGAGCCCCAATCTTGAGCCGCTACCCGGAGCGCCTCTTTTTCAGTATTATAAAATAACTGGAAGCCTGCGTTGTCATCATCTGTTATACTCTCGAACATATACAGAACGCCGACGCTTTCGTCCTCTTCTTCCTCGAAACTATATGGAACCTCATCCCCATTATATTCATGTTTTAGATATTCTTCAAGGTCTGCTATATCCTGAACGTTCTCCAACTCTTCCGCCAATTCTTCCGGGAAGTCTTCCTCATCACATCGGAAGCAGGCTTTGAGTCCTTCCAACGTGTAAGGCTTAAGCTCTTCTCTTGCGCTTCTTTCGTTCTTGTCGATTATGTGATATGTTTTCATAATTTCCACCCTCCAACCTGTGCGGCTGGTCCTTTCTTTTGATACCTTTATAATACTACTTTGTGCCTTATATGTCAATACTTTTTTGTGCCTTATTTCAAAATTTTCTCTTCTCTCTCCAGCTTTTCACCAACTGCTAATTTAATAAAATCGTTTACGCTATATTTCAGTGCTTTGATTCTGTCTTTTGTCCCCTTGGCTAGTCTACAATTTACGCGCTCAAATTTATCATCATAATTGTATACCGCTTTTCTTTGTGCTTCTGTTGTCTTTAATGTTTCCGGCATCGTTCTGCCTCCTTTCCTATATATGTATTATACTTTTTTGTGCCTTATTTGTCAATCTGCATAACATATTTTGTGCCTTATACATTTTTAACATATTTTGTGCCTTATTTTTGTTTATTATTACTATTGTTTTTGTGCCTTATATTCATTATAATAAAACCATCAAATAAATAAAGCCGGTGACACCTCCAAGCGACCACCGGCACCAATCAAATAAAAGAAAGGTGACTGTATTATATCACAGTCAAAAGGAAAAAGAAATGAAAAGATTATCACACAAGGAAATTTGCAGAATGGGCGAAATGATTGACGGTATCAAGTTAGATTGTAACATCTACACATTTGAAAATGCAGAGCACTATATTTCACGGCTGGAGCCGTTCAACGAGGAAAGCGGGGGCTGCTGCCACAAAGTAAATGAAATTATAGAAGGAATAAAAAAAGAGTTCCCTAGCGCTAAAGGTTGCCAGGTTGATTCTAAATACTACGCCGCTGGGATTTATGGATGCATAGGAAGACTTTCAAAAGTCACCGTATTAGACGAAGAATGGAACAGCACCGGAAACAGCTTTTATATTTATTTTTAAGCCGAAACGCTCCAGATCGGAGCGTCAGCCGTGGGACAGCCTCCCGGCTCTGATGATGGTAGGCTAGAAAGGGAAAAGTATGATTATGGGATCAGGAAACGGCTTTAAATTTGTTTATGATTTGCCGGAAAATATTAAAAACGTGGAGCAGATGAACAGCCTTATCTACGATTACAATTATAACGAGAGTCAGCGCGACGAGTTGCAGGGACAGCCAAAACTGCTCGGACTCAACGGCCCCATGTACAACGGCACAAGAACCCTGAAAAGTACCGGTGAAGAGGTTGTCGTTATCCGGTACGAACTGCCGGAAAAATTCACGGAATAAAGGAGGATAAAAACATGGCGGATTTTCTTTTCTGGCTTCTGATCGGATACGGTCTCCGGTACACCTGGGAACTAGTAACCGGAAAAATTGAAATTTAGCAAGGGCGGCTTTATCCCGGTTCGATTCCGGGACTTGCTTTTCCCCGGATACCGGGAAAATTTGAAAATATGGAGGAAATGAAAATGGGAAAAACAAATATTGATATGTGGTATGGAGACAAGTCGGAACAGGTGACAGGATTAGACATATATTTTAATGAGTTAGGCGGATTTTATGCCGGCAATCTTCGCATTTTTGGAAAAATTGTTGGTGATTATTACGCCGACAGCGTGCAAGGCATAGAAAAAGCATTTCCGCACCTTGCGAAAGATATTGAGAACTGTTTGAACTAGCCGCCGCAGAGGATGCCCGCCGGATCACTACCGGCGGCGGTTTTTGCGTTCCAAACCTTGACCGGGCAGCCTTGACCGGTGTATAATAAGGATAGGATCTTGAACGCTTGCAGGCTTTAGGACACTAAAGTTTTTAGCCTGTTTTTGCGGTGAAATCGGGGCAATTTTGCCCCGAAATTTTGCCACATTTTAAAATTAACTTTACCACCTGGGGAAACCATATACCTGGGGGTATTAATTTATTTTACATTATATTTTAGGAGGGTCTAACTATGAAAGAACCAAATTACAAGAATAACATCGAAAAAATGAGCGTTGAATTGTGGGAAATTGCAATTGACGTTGAAGAAAAAGAAAAAAAGCTCCCATTCTACGACGATCAGACCTTGAGAGCGGCACTAAATGATACGCTTTCATACATCGCAAACGAGCGATACAGCGAAAGCGAAAGCAAAGCCGATATTGAAGCGGCGGTAAAATTGACCGTTGATGACTATATTGACGAATGCAAGGCAAACGGGGATTTTTAAAAGGCGGACCATCCGCCTTTTTGCGTGAATTTAGACCAAATTCAAGCTAAATTTTAAGAGATTTTCAAAAATACTTTTTTAACGTGCACCCCTGCACAGTGTAGGGGGTATAAAAATTTTTGCATTATATGGAGAAAAAAGATGATAAAATTCAATGACTTAGAGCAGGCAGTAATTACTGCCAAAAAAGAAGAGTTTGAGTTTGAGGCGGTCTCATGCTCAAAAAGACGTTTTTCCGGTGTAAAAGGTTACTCTATCCGGGATTTTTTGGACGAATATAACAAAATAATGGGGTTAGACGGCGAATGTGCCTATATTTGGGAAACCCTTGGCAAGTGTTACTCTCTTGCAGATTTGAGAGATGACATCCGCCGCAATGTTCCTGAATATACCGCTGCCCTATTTGATAGAGCTGTAGCAGTTATCGGCATTTATGATTTTAATATTGCGTCGGCGTATACCTTAATAGCAAATTACATCAGAAAAGGGGGTAAAACTTGTGGCATTTATGAATAAAGCCGGTATAAAAATTTCTTATGACTGTCAAAGCCTGATTGACGAGCTTAAGCAGGATATAGCGGAATTTGGGAGCCACCTCATATTAGATGTGGTGGTGCAGGATGTAGAGGGCGTAACCATCTACAAAGATTATAATTTTATTGAGAACGACCCGGCAACGGAGTTCAAGCTCGAACCCGGAGAACGTGTTGTAAAAATGACTGCTGCCACTCTGCTTATGATGTACGAAAAAGAGAATGAATTGCTTTGAAATCCGGTTCAAATTTTCGGGATTTTTTTAAAAATATTTTGTAATTTAGTTAAGGTACCCTAGGGGGGGTACAAAAAAGTTTACATTAAAATTTTGAAAGGGTGTTAGAAATGAAAAATAACTTAAATCAGAAAATTTTTGATTTATCCAACAGAAAAGGGGCGGAATTATATAAAAAGTCCACCGATATGGATAAAATTGAAATCAACATTAATAGGTATCAGCAGATAGAAACATTTATGAAAAATATTCCCGGAAAAGTACCCGCTATGCCGATTTTAAAAGAGGGTGTGTTCACTCTTAAAAATGGTACGGAATCGGGAATGGTGATATTTAATTCAGACATTGAAGATAATACCATTACTGTTAAAGCAGATACCCTTGCGGTAACAGATAATTCCGCCGTATGGCTCTGCTCTGCTAAGTACATTTTCCCTTGCGAAATGGCAATAGGTAACGCTTTAAAAATAGAGGACTACATTGACCCTAAAAGCCAGATTATAGGCAGAAAAAAGGAAGATGATGATACCAAGGAAAAATTATCATTATTGTTTATGTCCGCATTAGGCGTGACCTTGTGGCTCAACTACCTTATGCTACATCCTGAACAAAAGGAAGTGCATAGGAAGAAGAACAACCCTCACAATTCGGAACACAACTTTTATTCAAACAAGGAACATATTATCCGCTTAAATGGTGTTTCAATCAAGACAGACAGTTCAACAGTAGCTTTAAAAATCGGAAGCAGGAAAATCGTCCGTGTAGCGGAATGTTGGTCTGTAAGAGGACATTATAGGCACTATAAGTCAGGCAAAGTGGTTTATATCAAACCTTTTGAAAAAGGTACCAATAAAGGGAAAATAGCCCCTAAAAAATATGACATAGTATAGAGCCTTGACATATTGTTAATGATGTTATATAATCACATTAATTTCTGGAATATCTCCACATTGGAATGTAAAGTAATAATTAAATTATTTTTTTCTCGAATAGTCCATATTGGAATGCGAACTGATTTTTTAACTTAAATATTTATTTAGCACTTTTAGTGCGAGAAAAACGCAAAAAGGAGAAAAACTATGGTTACAGCATGGCACGGAATTTTTGACCAGATTTTAAATGCTCAAAATCGTGGAGATTGGGAAGAAGTTCTACAACTTTCAATGAAATTGTGCAACAATTATGAACTTCCTGTACCTCATTTTCTTTACAAGGAAGAAGAATCCGAGGACAGAAGCAAAAAATTACTTCTATGGCTAATGGAAACACACAATGAACTATTAGCAAAAATTAAAAAGTAGGTATTGAGCCTACTTTTTGCTTTCTAGTGACATAATAAGTGCAACACTAGAGTATTTGTTTTCTTTCAATTTGGTCAACATTCTCTCTTTTGTCATATCCGGATTGGTTCTTTGAATTATTTCTAACAGCTCATCTACACTCATTATCCCACTCTCCTAACTGCCCCAAGTACCATATCGACAATATCAAACACTTCATCTCCGTAAGTTGCTACAAAATCACACAATATCTCTTCCTGTTCTATTGGCAAATACACATCATAGGACATACAGATTGCGTGGCATACTTCGTGTATCAGCACTTTACGCTCCATAAATCCGTGCAAAGCATTTGACAAATAGATTGTATGTGTATTTCTATCAGTTACACCTAAGCTGATTGTGCCGTCTGACCGCTTCAATTCACTTGAATTTGAATTTTTATATTGCACTTGCCACATTGTGCCATTAATATTAAAAATCATCTGTATGCTCCTTTCTGAATAAAACAGGCTATGAATATTGCTACTCATAGCCCTTAAATTTACAGCTTAGAAACAAGCGCGCTAAGCTTTGTACGCATAAGATTGCGTTCCTCTGCTGTCATATCGCCAATAAGTTGTGTAATATCGCCGCCAAGCTCTTTGATATAGCTGTCAAGCGCTTTCATCTTATGCTCCTTATCCTCTGGTGTGTTATTCTTGTGCATTTCCTTAGTTTCTGTGTAGTTTCTCTTTGCCCTGTCATAGCTGCTTTCAGACATTGGCTCTGTATAATACATCTTGCCATAATCCCTATCCATATCCCTCATATGCTCTGCTTCTGGGTACATGTGCATATAAGGTGGTTCTTCATATCCTCTGCGGTATGTTCCGTGTCCTTTAGGTGCAAATCTTCCATCTGCATAGCGATAGTGGTCATAAAATCTTCTGTCCGGATAATCTTCGTACTGTTCAAGCATACGCATAATATCTTCGTTATCTTCTGACTTTTCCATAGCCTCAACAATTCTGTAATCTTTGTCAAAGCAAGCTATGTTCTTCGCTATTTCTGTAAAATCCTTTAAATCGTCAAGGTTCTGCCCCTCAAAGCTATCTAATCCGATTGCTTCAACTTTTGCCTTGACACATTCCATAATCTGTTTAGCCCATTTATGCATATCATCAAGCCTCCCTTACCGCAATCAAGTTACTATTCTGTACTTCAATAGCCTGTGTAGATGTATTTTGCACCGCTACTGTACTGCAACAGCCACAAGGTACATCAACATATGCCTGTGCTGATACATTAAAGAAATTCTCAACTGCGGCTGGCGTTACGATCATCTTTGTTGACTGCAAAGGTTCTCCGTCTACTGCAATGGCAAGCGATATAGCTCCAATTGTGCCACCTGTCGGAATCTGAATGTTGCCGGAATACGATACCAAAAATCTAGCCTTGCACTGATTGGTGATACCTCTTAGCTTGATAATTCCACTTCCCTGTCTGTGTACGATACATTTTGTTCCGTTTACTGCCGTTTCTGTGAATGACACATCTTCTCCAGCAGCAACGGTTTGTAATGCAATTCCTGTTACTTCCATTATCTTTACCTCTCTTTCATAAAAATAAGGGCAAACATTATAGTCTGCCCTTTGATTATAAGTAATACTGCATAGCAGACATGATTGAGTTAACTCAATTAAGATACTCAATTATTCAGTTGTAACCGTATGTAATTTCATACGGTTTAGCAGCCACAACCTGCGTTACAACCACAACCATAAGCATATCCGTAAAGATTGCTTGCCGGGAATGATGGGACCGGTGTAGGTCTTACTGCGTCAATAATCTGATTTGTCTGTGCGCTCATAGCGGAAGTCAGAAGTGCATTCTGTCTATCCTGTGAAGCAGCTCTTCTCAAATCGTTATTCTCTGCCTGTAATGTTGCAATCTTGTCATTCGTTAAGAAGTCAAGGATTGCTCTCGTTCCTGACTGCTGGCTGTCAATAATATCTCTTGTATTATTGTTCATTGTGTTCTGCAAAGCACAGGTGTTAGTTGCCATGTTGTAGTTTACACCCTGAATGGCTTCCCTTGTTTCGCAGCAGCAGTTAGCAAGCTGTGCCTGTAAAGCATTGGTATTCTGCATATTAGCGACTGTATCAGCATTGATAGCCTGCTGGATGCCATATCCGGTCTGCATGATATTTGTGTTAATACCATTGAAACCTGTGAGCATACTATTGTTCATAGCATAGAAGCCGTCACAAAGTCCGTTAGAAATACCATCTAACTTGCTGATAACCGCCTGATTGTCAAACCCTCTCTGAATAGCCGCGTCTGTATAACCTGTACCGTTGCCGTTTCCACCGAAACCGCCCCAGCCGTTATTTCCCCAGCCAAAGATTAAGAGAATTACAATCCACCATGCACCATCGCCCCACATACCATCGTTATTGCGATTATTGCCTGTTACTGCGGCAATATCTGCGAGACTAACTCCGTTTGAATTAAACATCTTGTTTACCTCCATTTATTTTATTAACAAATGGGATAACCGGTCATTATGTGCGCACAACCCAAAATGTCCTAATTCATCATTCCCTTAATATCATTAAGGTTTATCCCTTGCGTATTCATAAAATTACTTAAAATTTGCTCTGCACCTTGTGTATTTCCGCTATTTATCTGATTAAGCAAGTTTTTTGCCATAGGATTTCCTTGTTTAGCCGACTGTTGCAAGCAATTCATAGCCATTTGCTGTGGATTCCGAATTGACTTAAGCTGATTTATAGCTTGAATTAACTGCTGGTTCATTCTTCATCACCGCCCTTACTTTGCGTTCGTGAAGTTTTTCTCTGTGGTCCCAAAGATTTATCAAATCTATCTTCCAACTGCCCTATTTTCTCCGATAACTCTTCAAACTTATTCAGGAATAGCTGTGTGCTTTCGTCTGATAGGGTAAATTTAGCATTTTCTGTATTAGCCATAGAATTTACTGTCTGATTATCTTTTGGGGCTGTATAAGGCTTATACACAATCGTATTAATGGTCCCGTTGGCGTTCCAACCTTTGACATAAATCTCTGACATATCCTGCTTCGGGAAAAATGCCATTGAGCCGTCCATAGGGACTTCATTAGCATTAATGTTTTCAACTGCCTGTACTATTCTTCCGTTAATGCCTGCCATTTGCTGTGGCATAGGCTGTTGTTGTAAGCTCTGCTGATAATTTTGCAAAAAGTTCATTCTATCCATATACGGATTTTGAGATTGCATATAAGGATTATTCATCATAGGTGCCTGATAAGGATTGTTCATTGTCTGCCTCCTCTAAAACATCTTCGATTGTGTGGATAACAAGAGATAATGTTACTAAGTCAAGTTTCTGTAACTCTTCTTTGCTTAAGATTTTTTCTCTAACTTCATCAGAAAACATTCGCACTACCTCTCTTTCTAGCTTAATTTTGGCATAAAAAAAGACGCTTATAGCGACATATAATAGACACATATATGACACATAAGCGACATTTTTAAAATTATGCAGTTGTAAAAACGTGATAAATACGGCATTAGCACTTCCTATATGCCATAGGCACAGCATTAAGTTTGTGCTAAAAATTTTTTAATTGAATTTCGATATTCCCATTGACTATAACAATTTTGTCTATTATAGTCTTAAGTATCATATTTTTCTTTTTCTTGTCGATGTTATCCCAAACGTCGGCAAGTTTTTTTATATTCTCGTAAACAAATTCTTTTTTCTGTGTATCGGCTGCATTTTTGCTTTCCGACAAAACATTAGCTTTCATTGTCTTAATCAGTGTTTCTGATTCTTTAATCATTTCCAAAACTGTATCGTTTCCGTCAGCATATAAATTGTATAATCTTTTTAACTTAGTCTGTTCTTTATCAAGCTGCGATTGCATAATTTCAAGTTTTGTCGCCTTTTCTTTGGGCTTGTACGATGACAAATTCAATGATATTTTAAGGATTTCCTTTTCTACCTGTTTTTCTATGTCATCGGCCCATCCAAGTGAATTATCACAATTAGCATTGTAATTAGGTAGATAACTCATAGACTTGTTTCGGGACATACAGTAGATTTTATGTTCGCCATTTGTCCATTTTTGATACCGCATAGCACATCCACAAACACCACAATAGCATAATCCGGTAAGCAGATTAGGCTCAGTTTGGCAGGTTGCCCTAGATTTTGCCCTAGTTTTTCTCAACTCTTGTGCAAGATTGAATCTGTCTTTATCAAAAACAGGTTCGTGCCTGCCTTGGTATATCTTGCCCTTATAGGGTATCATTCCTATATTAACGATACCGGTCAAGATATTCCTTGTGACAAGTTCTGACTTAAAACCGCAAATTTCTTTAATTTTGACATCCGAATATCCGGATATGAATAATTCAAGTGCTTTTCTTGCCTGTTCCGCACGTTCTGGGATAGGTATTAATATGCCTTGTTCCTTACTGTAGGAATAGCAATAAGGTAAATTGCCACCGCCCATCCAATAACCTTGTTTTATTCTTTCTAGCATACCACCACGCATACGCAACATCATAGTATTTTTATCAAGCTGTGCAAACACAGCCATCATCTGCGTGTAAGCCTGCTCCATAGGACTATCGTAATTCACGCTATCATGAACGCATTTAAACACTACATTGCACTTTTGAAATACTTTCTCAATAAGGTATATTCCATCAATCATATTCCTTGACAATCGGTCAAGTTTAAACGCTACAACGCAACTTACTCTTTTCCGGCTGCAGTCATTTACAAGTCTTTGCAATCCCGGTCTGTCCATATTGGCGCCGGTGTAGCCGTCATCAATATACCAATCTGTTATTACAAGCTCATTTTTCCTGCAATAATTTTCAATATCTCGCTTTTGGCTATCAAGTCCATTGCCCTCAACAGCCTGTTTTTCCGTCGATACTCTCATATAAGCGACACATTCCATTGTCAATCCTCCTTTAGTAAAAATGTGCCGCATTTATCACGTTATACGGCACATTTTAACACATATTTATTTATTGTCAATCACTTCGGCAATTATCTTTTGTAAGCTGTCCGGAATAGTTATATTTTCTATATCCACATCTACTCCGTTTTGAATAACTTTAATCATTTAAAACCTCCAACTTACTAATCTTTTGCTTGATTTTACTGATTTTCCTGTTTATCGTCCTGTTGCTTGCGGACATACGCACCGCAATATCGGTTATGCTTTTATCCTGCGACAGAAGTTTAAAGATTCTTAATTCCTCATCAGTAAAATTGGCATTTTCTTTGATTTTTTCAAGTTCCGGCTTAGTCAGTTCTGATAACTTCATAAGCCATTCTCTCCTATTCTTTTTCTTTATTCTCTTTGTTTCTTGCTTCGTACTTAACGCAAGGCTTGTCATTTTCCTTGCCGTTGCAGATTAAAAAGTGTTTACACGTTATACATTCTCTTGTTTTCAAAATTTTATGCTCCTTGGCCTTATTTTTTTTCTACCGGCAACGCATTTAGGGTCTTTCAGCTTGTCAATGCACATATCGTAGTGAAATTGGCACACCTTATATCCGGGCAAGGCTTTTTCATTGCAGAAGCAACATAAACCTTGTTTTTCTTTTATTTCTCGGTTGAACTGTGTGTTATTCCTTGCCTGCCTAGTTACTCTGTCTTTTTCGCGGCAAATTCCACACGTTCTGTAGCCATTGTCGGCTTTTCTTTTGCGACATCGTGTGCAAATACCATTTTCGACACAATTTGCATAGGCTTTTTTACTCCAAACAGCGTGTTCTTCGTTATATTGCTCACGTTTTCTGTTCTTCATTACGTTTGCACATAACTTGACTCTGCACTCCGGACAGCAGCTTTCACTTGAACCTATTTCGACTTTGCGACACCTTGGACATATTTTATGGCTTTGGTACCATTCTCTTTCTTCTCTTGCATTTTTATTCCGCTTTTCACGGCACGTTTCACAGTATACAGAAGTATAATCTTCTTCTAGCTGTTTGCCACAGGATAAACATTGATGGGCGGATAATCTTCGTTCTCTTAACCTTACGTTGTTGAGATAGTTTTTATTCATTTCTTGCCCTCTCCATAAAACCAATTTCCTCTCTCATTGCCCTTAATAATAAAAACCCTGCCAAAAGGTCTAAGTGCGTCCTGATTGTATTCTTCAACAACTTCCCTTTCATTAAATTCAACGTAATTATCTCTGTATTTTTTTGCGTCCGTTAAATGCACCAAAAGGTTTTTCCTGTATTCTTCGGCTTGCCTATGCATTCTTTCAAAAGCTATATCGGTTTCAGCTTTCTCTTTTAAGGCTTTACATCTTTTTGCAATCCACTCCAACTTTGCCTCATATTTTGGTATCGTGTTAATTGACAAATTGCAATATCTATCAATGGATTCCTTTTCTAAGCCTTTTAAGGCTTCCTCACGCCTGCCGATATAGACATACCCACTTGCTGCCCCTACATACACCCATTCCCCGGAATAATCCAAAATAGCTTCTTTAAGTTTCATACTTAGTTCTCCTCTAATTCAACAACTTCAAATTCCTTAATCAAACAATCCTCACACAATTCTTCTTCGCCGTATTTATACAACTTATCCACCTCGTCTTTACATTTGTCACAATACAGACGTTAATCCTATAATGTGGGCATAATTCATACCTGCGCGGCAATCCACAATTCAGGCAATCACTTTCAGATTTTATCATTTCTACTTCTCCATTCTAACGTTTTTATCATTCATCCTTATCTGATATTCAAGTCCGCATTCATCCTTGAGAATGTCAATTTGCTCTTTCCAGCTCGTATATCCCTCTCCGATACACTCTGCCTTGAAATTGAACCTCTTAATAAACCTCTGCAATCTCTCCCTGCCAAAACCAAATTCATCGTGCAATGTCATACTAGCAAGTATCAGCACTGTGTCTAACATCATATTTTTGGCATTGTCTGTGAATTTCTGCAAATCATTATTTGATATTTTGAGGGGTATTTCGTATGCCCCTCGGTATTTCAACTCTTTTTCAAGTCCGTCAAGTCCGTGTTCCTTTGCGTATCTTAATGCATAGGACATTCCCTCTCTTCTTGCTATTTCTTCTTTTGAACTACTCATATTGGCGTTCCCTTTCTTATTACATTACTGTATCTCCTTGATTGATATTCAAATTCTTAAACATAGCGCACATAACATCTACCACAATTGAGTTGCCGAATTGCTTATACAACTGCGTATTACTGTTGACTACTGCCATTTTGTCAATATCTTCATCAGATACACCCATCAGCCGTCCGCATTCTCTCGGTGTTAGCTTTCTGATACGATATTGTGTAGCAATATGGCTATTCGCATATCCATGTGTGCCAGCTACAAGATTAGCCGATATGCCGTTATCGAAAACAACTGTACCACATTGGGAACCATTGCTTGATATTTGACCGACTTTTTCAATAACGGCATTATCTGCATTAAACCCGGTCATATTACTGCGTTCGTAACCACTCAAAATTGTACTTGCAATGTCATTCTGTTTGCCTTTAGTGGATATGCCTTGTTTTTCAAGAACCATGTTATCTTTCTGCACGCTCGTTAAGCAATTACTTGTGCCTTGCATATTTACCTCTAATCTCTGCTCTGTTGGACTTCCAACAGTTCTATCTGACGGATTATCTGGATTTCTGCCACGCATAGCAACTATCTGTTTATCAACAATCATCGGTTCTCTCATCCCCCCTTGCATAGTCGTAAGAGATGGAGAAATATAGTTTTTATCCCATACATTTCCAGCAAAGCCGGTTCCTCTATCGTCTCCGTACAAATTTCCTAATCTTCTTTGTTCCATTAAAACAACTCCTAAATCATGGTTTTCAGCTTTTACGCATCTTGCAATCGGATATACACCTCGCTGAAAATCTTCCGTCACTCCGGTGTATATACTGCCTATTACTTCCATTCAATCACTCCATTCATAGATTGATTTCCAAAACCTTTATAATCTCTTGCCATAAGAGTTGTTGCAATATCAATCTGCTTTTCAATCTGCGTTGCTTGATTGCTTAACAACAAGGTTTCCGTCTGACCGCAAGTTTGATATTCCGCAGTCACATCTTGCCTTGATGCAGTTTGCAACTTCTCTTTGCTGCGGCTTATTGATTGTTCCATCAACGCAAGTCTGTCTGTCTGTCTGTCTGTCTGTCTGTCAAGATTGTGTTGTGGTAATGTGCCGTTGTCAATAAGCTGTTTTATCAGCTTGTCAGCCTTTTCATTGTTGATGTAATACTTTTCATCTACATTATCCTCGAGATAGTCTTTTAACTTCTTTTTGAGTGGTATAGGCTGTGGGAAATGGTAATTGTACTCACCCAGGAATGAAAACATAAAGCATCTTTCACGATTTTGTGCTACACCATAATTTTTAGCATTCAAGTCTTGATAGTAATTTGTGTAACCAAGGCTTTCAAGGAAATCTAGCCACTTTCTAAAGTCAGGCATATTATCCTGACTATGTACTTGTGGCACGTTCTCCATGAACAAAATCTGTGGTAATTCTCCGTTACTATCTCTGATTTCTGTTAATATTCTCTCGACTTCCCACAACAGACCGCTTCTTGTACCACTGCCCTTAGACATTCCGGCTTGTTTTCCGGCAACTGATAAATCTGTACAGGGAAATGAGTAAGTAAGTAAGTGAATGCATTTGTGTCGCAGATATTCAAATCTTCTGCATGAACCTTAGTTATATCCATTGTGGAAAAATCTGTGCCATGCACTGCGTTATAGCTTGCTATGGCATACTTATCAAACTCCACAACTCTGTAATGCTCAAATTTAGCACCTATTCTCTTTAGTGCCATTGCCTGACTTCCGTAGCCGGCGAATAATTCTATCAAGCGGATAGGCTTTGTAATGCTAATTGGTTCTCTTGTGAAGTCAAATATAGACATTTGATTATCACAAGAATAATTGTCAAAATTCATAAATCTACCAAAAGGAAACCTCGGTTTTATGTGCGCACAACCTATTCCTTTCTTTGATTTTTAGTTAGTTATCTTCTTTTCTCTTAAAATCCTCGCAAGGCACATCAAGCAAGCAAACGCATTTTTCGATTTCTGTCACTCCCCAATATGTCTTATATCTGTAAGAGTTTTCGCATTTAAAGCAGAAATCCTTGCCGCTATTCATTTTATAACTTGTCTTTTTATCCTCTAACTTCTTCCCAAGACTTTCATTTATCCTTTTGAGTTCCTCGACCTTTTTCTGCAATTCCTCAAAATCTTCAATGAGTTTATTGTATTTCTTTTTGCTTAAAATCTTCATTCTGAACCACTCGCTTTCTTTTCTTTTAAAATTTCATCCAAGCAGACATTAAAGCCCTTATTCTCAATCAATGGGACTTTCCATGTCCCTTTCACAGAACCTTTGCACTCCCGTAGTTCAAACTCTTCTTTCTTCTTCGGCAGTTCCCGAAGAGGACACCACTCTGGCTTTTCAAATATGTTAGAATTAACTTCTTTTGCTGTCTCATATGCCTGACATGTTGCTCTGTCTTCCTCATAGTCAATATGACATAAATTACAGCCAAAACACGATTCCGGCATGTCCATAACCAATACTGCTTTAGACATCGCCCCCACCTCCTATTTTTTATACACTTTCCATGCTTTAAAGCTATTCCCTTTTGGTACATCGCAAATCCAATACGTTGTATGTGCTTCTCCTTCTTCATCAGTTCCAAAACCATAATAAATATAGGCATCTTCTACCGTTAAATCGTTTACGTTACACCCATATTCTTCCGCACCAATTTTTAAAGCTTCTTCCTTTTTGTATTTACTCGCATTGAAACCAAGTGAATCGTCGTCTCCGTAAAAACAGCCATAATCAAATTTACTCATATTCTCACACTCCCTCCGGTTTCTCGCACCGCTCAAATTCGATAACCCATACCCACGGATTTGCATCCCATCCGTATCGGTCAAGGTCGGATTTCTTGATGGTGGAGGTCCAAAGTTTTTCCCATTCCATCATCACTTCATTGCATTGACTGCACTGTTCTTCTGTCCCATAACAGCACTGCGAACCGCTTTCTCCGTATGTATTAAGACAATCCCAACAATCAGGATAAGCTCCCTCTTTTATCACATCAACAGGCTTCATCTCCTGCAACCGCTCCACCCTCACATTCGTAACATTAAGCCAGATCCGTGCGGCTTCTTTCGGCATGTGGATGGATGGTTTCCACGGTTCTTCCGCATCTTCGGAATTTGCAACGCTTGCTTTGTATCCGTAAAATTCAGCCAAGCGACATGATTCGCCTTTTCCTATGCGCTTTGTATACTTATGCCATGTTTCCCGGACATACAGAATATCGCCCGGCTGATATGGTGCTTTTGCATATTGAATAGAACCGCCGTATTCACCAATGCCAAATCCAAAGCATCCCATCTCTTTCTTCTCTGTGCTGTCAGTAACAAAACTGAGTGGGTATGTATGCTTTTCATCTGGCTGTGGTTTTACCAGCCGTCTGGTACAGGTCTTCCGTCCGTCCAGAATTGCCTGAACCATTTCTGTGTTGAATAAAATTGGTAACACTCTACGCATCCTCTGAGTCCTCCTTATAGCAGCTATACACAATCGGATTGTCAACATCACAGTCACAGTTATTCCATTCAATATCTTCTAACGCTCTGTCTTTTGCAATCTGAATAGCTTCCCCTTCGGTATCAGCTTCAATATCATCATAGTCAATCGTTAGTTGCAAACCTACACTCGCATTCCATTTAGCCATCTACTTCACCCGCTTTCAATAAATCCATAAACTTCTCATACTGTTTCTGCGATACCTTGTTATGCTTCTTATCGTCTCTAATTTCGATTTTAAGGTGCTTTTCAGCGATAGACGATAATTCCCTTGCTAAGTTCTTTTCACCTTGTTTTAGACCGTCTCTGTATCCTCTGGAGGGCTTAAACTCATTTATCTTTTCCTTGCCCTCTCCTTGACCGCCTGCGGTTTTGTTATACCGGCACTGATAGCCTCTTTTCGTGTACTCCAAAATCCAATACTGCTCCCATTCATCAAGCTCATTTGCTGGATAATGAATAAAATTAAGTTTCCAACCATAAGGATTTTCTTCACTGTAAAATCCTCTTTTCTTGATTGATAAATCTATGTGCTGATACCCTACAAGGTGTCCACACATCCTCTGCGATAGGTGTAGTGCTTGCCCGATGTAAAAATAAGGAATATTGTTCTCGTCAACTCTGGTCAAAAAATAAATACCACTCTTATCATCAAGTTTTGGATTTATCTTTAGCAGCCTTTGTCTATTGCTTTTCTCTATTGCCTTGGCTCTTGCTATGTTTTGATAACTCAAGAATTGCCACCTGCCTTTACTATCTTGATTGCATCCTCTAAACATATAAAATGTCGGTTGGTGCCGTTTGCTTGAATATCAAGCATCATATCCGCCAAATTAAGGTTATATTTTTTAATTTTGTTTAACTTTTCAACAATCTTATCTACATCATAAGCTGTTGGTTGAATATCAATTATTTTACATATATCAGCAAGTGATACATAAGCATTACCATCTTCATTTAATATGACGAAATCTCCAACATTGTAAATATTATCTGCGTCAATTAGTCTCATTTTCCTCACTCCTTTGCTTTGCATTTATGTCCTAAACTTGGCTTATAGAACAATCCACACTTTTCACACCGGCAAACTGTTGTCTGTTGACATATATGACTTTTAAACCAAGTTTTTGTTGCTCTGTCATAGACTTCATTCATATCAATCACACTCCATTTCATTTTAGTAATAAGTTTCAAGTCTTTCTCTTGTTTCTGCATCAAAAACTCCACCAGTTCCATAGCAACAAGAAATAGTAATAACTTCTTTTAATTGTCCTTTTACCTTTTCCCAATGTGCCGAATGACTTGAATAATACATTCCACATTTTGCACACTCGTTTTCGTCTCCGTTACATTGTTTTTTCATCATTTTTATTCTCCATTTCTTTTAACTTCTTCTCTGCTTCTGATTTTGTGAGGAATACTGTTTTGCCGAATTCCAATATGTCAAAGCAACTAAAAATTGACTTTGTTACCTTGTGCTTACGGACTGTTCGACAATATATTTTTCCTTTTGCTACTACTTTTTCTTGAACATCATCCCACCAAGTAATGTTGTAAACTTCTGTTCCGAATTTACAAGGCAATTTGATAAGCCTTTCCTGCTCCTCTAAGTCCTCATATTTACCTAACTTATCCAATATTCGCTCAAAGTTTATATCCGAATATTCATCCAAGCGCAAATCAACCGGATTTATGCTTCCATATCCGTCAGGTGTATATACTGTCAATCTATCATCATTCATTCTTCATCACTCCAATCTAACCTACAACCGCAATTACTACAGTAATTTGGCGCATTGTTGTTATTCATTATTCCTATATCGTGACTGACTTTGATTTTGTTTCCACATTCGCAATGGAATACAGAAAGAGTATCGCTAAGGTTATGGTTAAATATAGGTTTCTTCGACGTCTGCTTAACCGCCGCCCGGCATTCTTCCGGTGTGCCGATTGCTCGGTACTGTTGTACTTCTTCAAGTGCCTGTATTGCTAATTCAGACGCTTCTCTTGATATGTTACTTCCGAATGGCATATCAATATTCTGCTGAAATTCCCTAATTGCTTCATTCTCTTTCATACTCAATCTCCTTTCTTAGTTTCCCCAAGTTCGCCGAATATAGGGGCAAAATGCAGATTCTCACATGTAATGTCTTTAGCTGTAAGATTGCTTGCTATATATCCTGTTACTACACCACTTTCTGTAATTCTTTTTAACTGTCTAAACTGCTTTTTCTTAACCCATTCATTCAGTTCGTCATCTGTAACGTGATACATTATTTTCAACATTTCCATACAGATAAGTACGTCAGCCATTTCTTCTGCAAGATGTTCCTTGCCTGATTTACCTCTCAACTCTTTACTGATTGCTTGAACTAACTCGCAACATTCTTCCATACATACAACAGACTGTTTTCCAGCGCCGTAACATTCAATCGTTTTTCTTATTATATCTTCATAAAATTCAATCAATACGTCATTCCTCACTTTCCCAAAAATCAGGGCAATTTCTCTTGCATTTATCACACGGCGTACAATGTGGCGGAACATCCTCATTTTTGCATCCAACACATCCGTCTGCATTAATTTTCTTAAGAATTTTTACAGCTTCATTATGAGCTGCTAAGAAGTTTGTAACTCTTCTTGAATTACCGGTAATTACAATTCCACCACTCAATTCTAAGTCTTTAAGTATTTCTTTTAATTCCATTCTTATCACTCCTTTAACAATTTTTTATTATCAACTCTTTATCATTGCTGAAATCATACTGTCGCTGCGGAAAGTCGCAAAACTTATTTGACTGTTTATTTTTGTCATATTTGCCCTCAAGGACTTTAGTCATATTATCTTCCTTAATCAGCCAATCAAAGCTAGCCGACCAATTCCTGTTATTGTTGCCCTTAAGGAAATCTGACTGTTCTGCCTTTTCAAAAACTTTTTTAAAATCATCAAGAGAATATGTCTTTAAGCTGTTGTCTATTATTTCTGCCCTGTTTTTTGTAACATTTTTTACTTCCCCAAACGAACAACAAATCCTGTTAAACAAATCAAGGATATTTTGACATATATCTTTTCTTTCATTCTTATCATTCTTTATATTCTTGTTTGTGTTCACTTGTTGTTCACTTGTTGTTCGTTTGTTGTTCATTTGTTGTTCAATTTGTTGTTCACTTTGCTGATAAAATTCCCAATTTGTTATGGAAATAAGCCGATTTTTGCTACTTGTTTGTTGTTCAATTTGTTGTTCGCTTTTTAAGGATTTTAAAATTCGTTCAACTTTACTTTCATCAATGTGAAGTGCTAAAGCGATTGTTTTTCTCCCTGTGATAAGCTGTCCCGGTTTTAATGTTATTTTCTCGCCTTTGAACAAAACAGAATGTTCATTATGTGAAGCATTGAGTAGCAGGTATATCCATACGGCTAAATGGTCTGTGTCTTTCATTGTGACAGGATTATCAAGCAATTTCCTATGTAGCTTAATCCAGCCCTCGGCGTTCAATAAAAACACCACCTCTCATTTTTAAAATGGCAATCTCTCGTCCTCAATGCCGTCCGGAATACTCATAAAACCATCTCCTACACTGTTTGGTTCAGGTCTGCCTGCTGCCTGTGAATATCCCCCCCCTTCACCGGCACTATTCTTGCTCTCTGCAAATTCCTGTTCTTCAATTACAACATCTGTTGTATAAACTTTCTGTCCATCCCTATTAGTGTAGCTTCCGGTCTGTATACGACCTGTTACAGCTATCTTGGTTCCCTGATGAAGGTATTTCTCCGCAAACTCTGCTGCTCTGTCAAATGCCACACAGGAAATAAAATCTGCTGTCTGTTCTCCATCGTCACTACGGCGTCTTCTGTTTACTGCTAATGTATATCTGGCAACTGTAGTCTGTCTCTCACCAGATGAATAACTGATATTAGGATCTCTTGTTAAACGTCCCATTAAGATTACTCTGTTCATTACTATTCCTCACTTTCTAATAACTCCGGATTGTCAAAGATGTTGCCAACCACTTCTCCTTCGTTGTTTAAATCCAGCAAATGTCCCAATGTGCCTCTAGTTCCTCTATTGTTTACTACAAGGCTTAATGCACATAAATCGTTACACCATTTAATTTGCGATATTATACTACTTGCTAATTTCTCATAACAGTATGTGTCAAATTTTACAATATCGTTTTCCCAAATCCGCCCACCATTCTTGTCTCTCAAGCCGGTGCATTGACAGATTGTGGATGGGTCAATTTCTGTCCAACCGTCTGTTTCTCCATGAGAAAAGAACATTGATGTAGGCTCAAATATTAAATGTACGGGTTGTTCGTATTCATTAAAACCTAATACATAATAGCCAATTATCCACTGCTCTTTTTCCGGAAATTCTCTCCAATCAATTCTCTTTGCCTTGAATAAATATCTATCTTTCATATTCTCTCCTATTCTGCTTCTGATTGAAGCCAATTAAGTATTGTTGGTGCTTTTGCTCGGCAATCTTTACAAGAAATTTCATTTCGCCCGCAGCCTTTATCCGCATATCCTATAAAAGCTACCAAGCAAGTGTATTCCATTTTCTGCATAAGCTCCGCTAACTCTTCGTCCGACATATTCCTTATCCTGTCGGCATTGGTCTGTTTGCTATCGCATCTGCAACAAGTCTCATTATCTCTTGAATTGCTGTTGTGCTGGCAGTTACAAGCATGGTTTGTTTCATAATTCTGTATGCTCGCCACTTCTGCAAAAGCTGTGAGCATATCAGCAAAGTATTTCAGCATACTATCTCTGTCAATGTTGTTCTTATCTGCCATAGCACATACACTTGCTAATGTGTCAGTTACTATGCTCTGTAAATCTTCCATTTCTTTGTCTGTGAGATTGCTCTGCTTATCGCTCATCTTCTCCACCTCTCAATTCTTTCAGTTTTGCTTCTGCTTCTTCTCTTGTAAGGAATACAGTTTTACCAAAATTCTTCAAATTTGTTACAATCCAATCAAGGCTATATGCCCTCATATCTTGCACATAATTTTCTTTTTTGCTGTCGCACTCATACTCGCACCCTTGACAACTACATTCGTCAAATTCCTCATTGTTAAATGTACATTTAGTGTATCTGTTGAAAATACAATAAACTGTATTTCCCACTTTGCAAGGTAGAATAACAAGTCTGCCCTGTTCTTCTAAGCCCTCGTAATCTTTCAGCTTAAAGTACACCTGTAGCCAATATTCGGCATTATCAACTAATGTTGGTATTTCTTTGTTACTATTTGTTAATCTCTCCATTACTGCTCCTTTCTACCAACGTGTAATAGCCAGTCAATAAAATGTAATATAAAAAATAATGGGTCTAGCACAAATGCAATTATAAATATCAATGTACAAGCAAAAATGTTGAGGTTTGTACATTCATATATCTGCCTTGGAGTAACTGCAACATTATCATAGTCCCCAATCGTTGCAAAAAATATAATGATAATAAATATGATATAAAAAGCTAATATTAGCATTGCTTCTCCTTTCTGTTTCCCTTCAATTTGCATTGCTATTGTATTTATTAATACCATCCATCAGGATAAAAAACAGGAATACCATTATGCAAATATTCAGGACATTTCACTCCACAATCATATATATCCCTATCCTTTTGTTCCATAGCAGAAACCTTTTCATCGTTATCCTCATACCATCTTAATTTATCCATACAGTCAACATCGTACTGTATCTTTTTCATACAGCCATTGCATTTTTCTTTGACTAATATCTTGGTCTCTAATGCAGTTCCTCTATGATACCTATGAACATTAACACAATCTATACAAGGGTCGTTGCCGGACAATCGCTTATTTTGTAACTTTACTTCTGGATGGAATAACTCATATAATTTATTTGCCATTATATATAATCTCCTTTCTAAAACGGACACTCGCTAGGATTTTTTAAATCCCAACTTTTCCCTGCTGCCGCAACATCTACATTCGCCCCACAAGCAACCTTTTTCATCTTCTCGATAAAACTATCTCTATCGGCATTTTTGCTCGATAAATGGCACATTATGACGTTCTGCAAGCTATCTGAATAATTTGCTTTAACAAAATCGCAAGCCGTGTCAATGCTTAAATGACCTCTGAAAACGTGATTGGCTTTGCCTGTGTTATCCCTGTCGATTAAGTCCTTGTCATAATTCACACCTAAAAGAATGTGGTTTATGTCTTTAAACCTCCATTTGACAACCTCACAATCCGTTATGTAAAGCATTTTCCCCATTTCCTTATGAGTAATCAGAAAGCCATATATCGGGCAAGGTTCGCCATTTGCGTCTGTGTGTGTCCAGCTTCCATCTATTGTTGTTAAATCAAAAGGCTTTACTGTAAATTCGCCCATATTCATTGATTTACAGCTATCGCCTAAATATGGGGCAAGTATCGGTATTCCCATTCTTTTTAAAGGATAAACTGATAACGAATGGTCAAGGTGTTTATGGGTGCATAACACACCCACAACATCTTTAATGTTCCAATCTAAGCCTTTTTTAATCTCCTTAATCGGTATTCCACAATCAAGGATAAGTGTTTCTCCACTGTCGGAAGTTAAGACGTAGCAATTTCCTGTACTTCCTGTTGCAATACATTTAAGTTTCATTTAAGTACTCCTTTAATACTTAATATTCATATTTCCGTGTTCATTTACCCAATCAATAGCTTCTGCGTATGTCACACCATTGCTTTTCAAGATGTAAAGCAGATTATGAAATTTAGGATGTGTTTCTTTCAGCCTTAAAAATCTACTTTTGACGGCTGATTTTCGGCTCGTACCATAACACCACATTTCTTTAATCTTTCAAATTCCTTTGCCACATCTTCTGAAATATCAACATTCTGCATTACGATAGGCATACCAATATACGTTTCTCTTAACATTTCCATAGCCTTAATTGCCTTTGCTTCGGTGGAATAAGTTGCAATAAGACTGTTCAGAAACACTTCCGGCGGTTCTGCGACATTTTTAACCGCAACAATTCCATAATTCCCGCCACTACTATTTAATATTGAAAAAACAAAGTTTTCATAAGAAACATCTGTTTTTCCTGTCTGTGAAATTACTCTCATATCAGCTCTCCTCACTCTGCATGAATGGCGGTAGCTCCTCTGACTGCTTGTCGGCTGTGTCTGTAGGCTCTACATCAATTATGTTGTCCTCGACAAAATCTACGCTGTTAGCATTCTGTTCAATATCGTAATCAACATCAGCCTGCATACGTTCATCATAACTAGGCAATTCTTCCTCATTATCGTAATTTCCGTCATAGAAAGAACCATAAGTATTATTAATCTGCTTTAACAGTCTGTTCTTGACTGTTTTCATAGCCATCTGGTCTGTGAATTTCTGATGTGTTCCGTTTCCGTTCTCTTTATAGCCGTATCCCTGTTTCCAAGCCTGCTTTATCTGTTTGATGTTCATAACCTCTGTGAGAACACTTCCGTCATCCATAGTGGCTATTGCGTAAGCACCCTTGACCTTATCATTGTCGATATTCTCAAAATCCTGCTTATGAGTGACAATGCTTTTCTTGCCATTAACAATTTCATACTCGAATGTATCACCCTCATAAATAACCTCTGCTGTTATGTCTTTAAGTCCATATCTCCTAGCAATGCAAGTGTTTCCATATACGGATTTCTGACACTGCAACTTTCCGCCATAGGCAACCGGATAGCACTGCTTCTTCTGCATTGACAAGCCGCTTGTAACCATTTCAACAAGTGCATTTTCAATACTTGCCCTTGTGCAACTCTGCAATACAGGCTTTTTATTCATATCTACTGTATCCTGTAAAATTAGCATTGCCGACATAAATTCATTTGTGTAGTTGTAATCTTTAGGGAATGTTAAGCCGAATTTCTCTTTCTGCTTGATTTTTACAACCATTCCCTCTGTAAAATCTTTTGCTACAAGCTCTCTGCTTTCAGCTTCTTTCTTTTCCGCAACTGCTGTATTCTCTGCCATAATCAATCCTCCTATAATCCAAGTAACTTTTTGAGTTCTTCTTTCATTTTCTCTGTTTTCTCTCTCGTTTTCTCAATTTCGTCACTTACCTGCTCCTTGCTTTTATCAGCAAGTCTAATCACTGCTTTGTGCTCTTCTTCTGAAACTAACTCTTTAAGCATATGCAAAATAGTAGTTACCTCTGCTAAAACTTTGTCTCTTCTGCCTTCAATTATAACTTTTCCGTCTTCTGCTTTAATCATAATTATTCCTCACTTTCTAACAACGATTTTTCTTTTTCAAATTCTTTTCTATCACAAATAACAAATCCACCAACATAAAAATCTGGGTTCATTAAAAAGTTTGTGATAACTTTGTTCGGTATTGCGATTGTCACACTTCCCCAACCATTTTTACCGCTACAAGCTGATTTTACATTTGATAGTGGAGCAACTTTTAACTCTTTGTTACTCTTCTGCGACATACGTTCAAAGATTCCAAATGTTCCAATTTTATCCATTCTGCACGCCCTCCACAATCTCTAATTTCTCGCTACCATTGACAATCAGCATAACCAACTGACTATCGACCATATCAGCAACTTTCTTCTGATTAGTGCTGTCAAGGCTCTCACTATCATCAAGAATAATAGGTACTGACATACCACTAATTTTCTGAATAGAATTGCAAATGTCAACTCTGCCTAAAATCCTGTTGCCCTTGTTAGACATAGTTGTTAAAATGCTCTTTCCGTCAACAGTAGGTATGCAACAACTCTTGTAATTGCCATTCTTGGCATATTCAAACAGCTGCCACTTAACTAACCCAAAATGGCTGTTTACTGCTTCTGTTAAAGCTTCATTCTTTGCCTTATCCAGTTCGTCAAGTAAATCAAGAATCTTCTCGGCATTGGCCTTATTCTGTTCAGAATCAGCCCTTGTCTGTTTTAATTCTTCAAGTCGCTGTTCATCTGCTGCCGTATCAGACTTTGCAATCTGGCTTTCGCATTCTGCTAACTGCTGCCTTAAAGCTGTTTCCTGTGACTTTAATTCTGCCTTAATCGCCGAAATATCATTAGCCTTGTGCATAGCCTGTTCCTTTTCAGCAATCCGCTGTTCAAGTGCCTTATATTCCTCGGTGGCTGATACATCAATTTCCTGTGGAAATTCTGATAACTGTTTTTCAAGGTTTGCAACTTCTTCTTCCAACTTCTGCTGATTAGCAATATTTTCTTCGTTACATTTTTCCAGCCTTGGTATCATATCTCTTGCATTATCAATGTCTGCCTTAACTTCTAATCCGTCCTTTTCAACCTTTGCCAGCCTGTCAGCCTTTGTCTTTTCAAATGAACTTCTAAGGCTTTCAATTTCTTCTGTTGGCAGTTCTCTATGACAAGTAGGGCAAACTGCTGTATTCTCGTCAAACTTTTCTTCTTTAATCTTCTTCCAAACATCAGCAAGCCTGTTTCTTTCTCTTGTGCCGCTTTCAATGTCATTCTGATAACCAGATATTTCAGAATTGTTCTTCTGAATAGTATTAGCTATATTAATAAGATAATCTTTCTTTTCAGAAATCTTGTTCTCAATATCTCTCCTAGCCTTAACATTTTCTTCATTAGCTTTGCGTGACATATCACTAAGTTCAAACTTCAAGTTGAGAATATCCGAACTAGCCTTGTCATATTCAGCCATCAGCTTGTCATTATCGGTCTGCTTTGCCACACAATCAGCAATCTGTTCTTTAAGGCTGTTCTTCTGCAATTCAAGGTCAGATACTTCAATAGCCTGTTTAAGCTGAATATCACGCTCCTTTTCCTTAATCTGTCCGTCAAGAATAGGCAAATCCTTTGTGATTTTGGTCTTTGTAGCCTTATTCATAGCGGATAATTCTTCAACTGTATATTTATTAAGCAAAGGAACTAACTCGGCTAATTCAGCTTTCTGCGAAGCTATATCAAGGTCTGTAACATCTCCTACAAGACCGAATAAGTATTCTCTCATTTCAGCAGGCTTCTGATTAAGAAATGCGTTTACGTTACTGCACATCTTAAATACATTCATATCAACATCAAGATATGCGTTGAAATCCTTAAGATTCTTTCCCACATCATTAATGTAATATGAGTTGTCATCTTTATAACCTGTCTTATCCTTGTTATAGGTACGGACCTGTACTTTCTTCATAGTTACTTCTTTTCCGTCAACATCAAGTATAAGTTCAACACTTGTGTCCATATCATCAACTGATTTTCCGTCAATTTCTCGTCTAACAACCGGATTATCCTTTAACTCATAATCACAGTTAAACAAGCACCACAGATAAGCCGTTGCAATAGTTGACTTACCCTTGCCATTCTTAGCCATAATCTTTGTAATGGCGTAAAAATCAAATTCTGCGTGTGCATAGCACATAAAATTTTCCAATACTACTTTTTTTAACTCCATAAACTATCCTTTCTACCATTCAAGGTTCATAACTGATACTTCAAAGGCTGTTTTTCTTCCGTTCTTCATATAATCCCTTGACTGAAATCTGCCTGTAATTCCGATTCCTGTACCTACGGCAATATCATCATTAATTACTTCCGCACTGTGTTCCCAAGCTATGCAAGGGATATAGTCGGATTTCCAATTATATTTCCTGTCAACAGCAAGTGAAAAATCGGTAATTTTCTTTTTTGAAAAAAGGGTTTCCCTGATTTCTTTCTTGATACACACAATTCCCTCAAGGGAAACTACATTTTCATCAATTCCTGAATAAATCATGCTTTCCGTTGCGTAAAAGTACACTAACAGGTGTCCGTCAGAATTTCTGCTTCTGATTTCTCCGTTAAGAGTTATCCTGTCATCGGTGCTGTCGATAAGATTATCCTTTTTGATTATTACAGGAACCATATCGTAGGTCCCACTCTCTCTTTTGACCGATATGTCAAAAGTGTAAAATTCTTCTCCATTTTTAGCCGTCCAAAGCAAATAAGGGGGAGTTGTCATTGTTCCGGACATTCTTGCGTTATTCATTCTTCTCTCCTTTCTGCCCTGGTTATTTTGCCATCTTCAATTACAAAACTAATAGGCAGTCCCTGTGAGATTTTTTCCAAATCTCCAATCGACATTTCGTTAAAATCTGTTATTATCATTCACTCATTCTCCTTATTCTTTCCAATTCTTCTAAAATAATGCTTGCATAGTCGCTTTCTGCTTCATACTTTGCATTAGGTGTTCCTGTTCTGTAGTAGTTCAAAGCAATCCGGGTGTCCCCATTAGCTTCTTCCATACAAAGGCTCATAATGTAACAAGCCATCTCGGAATTATCTTTAAGGGAATACTTGTAGTCATACAAGCCATTCTCATTAGCTGTCATATTCCAAGTTTTAGCATTAATCTGAAACATTCCGTAGTCTCCAGATATAGGATTATATGCTGCCATCTGATAACAGCTTTCCTGTTTTGCTACAGCTAACATCAAGTCATAGTCAATGTTGTATTTTTCACAGGAGCTTCTTATTATTTCCCTGTCGCTCTTGCTTAGTGGAATAAAACTGTACCTGTCCTTTTCAACACATAAGTTATAATCCGGTGTAAAATATTCCGTTATTTTTTCAGTTTCAAAAGTTTCCGTTTCAATCTCACAAGCAACTGTTTCATTTTCTGTAGAAATTGTTGCCTTGGTTGCTTTTATCTTCCCTATCGCAATGGGAATAATCACAAGCATAACTGCGGAAACATTAATTATTATTCTTTTATTCATCTTCTCTTTGCCTTTGCGTATCTATCAATCGTTTTCTGTTTCTTGCCGTCTTTACTTATAAGTGTTACATAGCTTCCACCGTCATCTTTAAGTAACATCCATTGACTAGGAATAAGTCCATAGGCAGATGCGGCAATTTTCAAATCTCTTGTCAAGGCTTTAGGCTGTTTCATTCTTGGCTCCTTTCAAGAACTTATTAACAAAATAGACCTGCCCTTTACCTGTAACCTTTGTAGTTTTGGTAATTCTCACAGAACCATCCGGATTAACAAGGTTGCTTTCCTTGATTTCAAATAATCCCTGCTCAACAAATCTCTGCTGTGGCATATTCCTTGATGAACCGCATTTAATAAGGAAGTTATTCTCTCTCAACCAATCAAATAATCGTTTCTGCCCTATCTGATAGCCATTCTGGCAAATTAACTTTGCTAAATCTCCAACAAGGATTGATGTATGGCTTGTTGCTACGGCATCGGCAAAAATCTCTTTAGGTTTCATCTGTTCAATTCTTGCCTGTTTCTGTTCGATTATCTTATCTCTTTCAGCTATCTTGTTATTGGCTACAAGAAGCGCCTTTGCCATAAGTTCCTCATCAGATAATGTTTCCTGCCCTGCTATGTAGCCGCCATTCTTACGGATTGACGGAAGAACTTCTGATGTAACCCATTCTGTAAATCTCTCTGCGCTTTCTTTACGGCTCTGAAAGATTGTCTTGTAAAGATTGGCTTCATTAATGAATATCATCTTCTGCAATCCACCTTTGGTAGGGGTATCCGCAGTATGGATACCCTTTTCAGATAACCTCTGCTTAACATTTCCTACATTTGATATTTCCAATGCCTTACATACATCAGCCAAGCAAAACATAGGCTCATCATCTTTAGTAATTGTCCGAACCTCTCCGAACTCTTCATTGTTAAAAATCTGTAATTCCATATATTTACTCCTTTTCTTTTTTTTCTTCCGAGCCGTCGGCGAGGCTTTCTGTCTTGCCAAGAATATATCCCTTGTCAAACTCTGACATTTTCGGGATTGCGTCTTTCAGTTTTTCAACTATCTGTCTTTCTTTTTCGCTCATGTATTCCACCTCCTTTGTTGACTATGTGATTATTCTATCCCACAAAGAAGAGTTTGTCAATACTTTTTTCTTGACTATGTGGGATTTTTCTGATATATTTATCTCGAAAGGAGGTAAAGAACATGAAAGACCGAATAAGGCAGATTCGAAAAGAAGTAAAATTAACGCAAACGGAATTTGGAAACCGAATTGGTGTTAAGGGAAATACTATCGGGAACTATGAATTAGGATTGCGAAATCCGACTGACGCCGTCATTGTTTCAATATGTAGAGAATTTAACATTAACGAAGAATGGCTGCGAACCGGTAATGGAGAAATGATGAGCCCTGTTTCTAAGGATGAAGAAATTTCAAAATTACTTGGGGAAGTCATAAGAACTAACGAAAGTGATTTCCGTCGCCGATTGATTTCGGCTCTTGCCCGATTAGATGACAAGGGTTGGAACGAATTAGAGAAATTAATTGATTTAATCTCTGAAAACAAGTAAAGAAAAGCCAAGGGCAATGCGCAAACCCTTGGCTTTTTCTTATCTGTTAAGTAATGTTTTAATAAACTCATATATGGTACTAAGCCACCTGCGATTATTGCATTGCTCAATCATTGTAATAATTTGACATTTGTATTCTTCTTTTTCCATTTCAACCCTCCCAAAATACAACTAAATAGCGATAACCTAATATTAGAACAAACGTTCTATATTGTCAATAGCAAAATGCTGTCATATAATCTACTTTATAAATATATCATAACTGTTTTTATTGCGATGATAAACAAATCGCAAGTTTCGACAGTTTACTTTATAAAAGACTAAGGAGAGGTTTATATGGATGATATGATATGTGAAAGATGTGGGAATAAAATGCACACATACGAAAGAGAAATTAAAGATTATACTGGAGCCGTAATCAGAAAAGAAACATATATGCAATGTCCGTATTGCACTATTCATTATTCAAAGGAAAAGTATAATCAGAGAGAATATAAGATAGCAAGCTACTTCGGAATGTTTCTTTCTGCTTTAATAATTATAGGCACACTTGTTCCATTTGCCAAAACATTGGGAGTAAGCTATAACCTTTTTAAAATATCCATTCCGGAGGGATGTTGTTGTCTTATAGCCGGATTAGCTGCATTTATGTTCTTATATAAAGAAGCTCCTATCGGTGCAGTTTTTAGTTTTATCTGTGCATTGGTTTTTTCTTCGGCAGGAATAGGATATAGCCCGGAAGCCGAAAAATTATTTAATGCTATTGGCACAACCCCACCAATCGAAAGAACAACCGGGTTTTATATGATTATAGTTTCTTCTTTATTAGGGATTGCAACTTCTTTGTATTGCCACTTTAGAAAAAAGAAGTCATAAATTAAAGGTAAGGGAATCTCCTTACCTTTTCTTTTTTTAGGGGCAATACCAACGCCAATCAAATATTGCCCCACCAGAACTTGAAATTGTCCCTTAGAGGACTTTTTTAATTTATCACGTTTGTAAAACCGATTAAAGGCGGTTCAATTCGCAAGTTTCGACACAACATCTTTTATTTTGCAATTAATCAAGTTGCTTGCCTGACTTGTCATAGATGTGATAACCTTTGTCCTTATTTCTTCCCCACTCGTCAAAAGCTAATGCGAATGAGTGAAATGAACCTTTGCTTGATTTCTCATTATGGAATGATGTTCTTACTCTGTAATAGTCATTACTTGTGCTAGGATAAGAAGCATAACTGTATCTTGCAAGCTCTCTCTTAATTGTAATCTGCTTAGTGCTTGTCAGTTTAACATTATCAACGTATGCTTCTACATTGTATGTTCCGTCAGCTAATGCCACCGGGCAAGTATCACTAAATCCTACCTTGTCTGTTGGATAACCTGCTTCTAATACGTCTATCCTTGACTGATTAGCTTTTATATCATAAAGATAATAGTTCACACCGGCTTTGGATATTTTGATTTTGACATCCCCACTTCCACCATAAGCCCATCCGCTGACAAATAATCTGTCTTTGCCATCCATTTTAGCTACATCTAAGAAACCTACAACGTTTTTGCTAGCTTCTGTAATTGGCAAGTCTGCGTCAAGATAAGGTTCAGGATTGAGCCATTCAAAATTCCTTGTATCGTGAATACCGATTGTCACATTAAGGCTCTTATATTTTCTAAGTTCAAAATGAACGTGTGCTCCATAACTGAACCCTGTGTTACCCATATACCCTATAACAGTTCCTTTAGTTACTTTCTGACCTTGTTTGACAGCTACACTTCCTAAATGAGCATAAAGTGTAACAAAATTGTCTTCGTGCTGTATCATTACATAATTACCATAACCCATTCCCTCTGGGTCATGGACACAGTTCGTTCCTGTCATCTTATCCATAACTTTGACAACTGTTCCGTCTGAATGTGCTATGATACTATCACACTGATTAGTCTTTTTAACAACATCAACACCTATAGCCCATCCATTTCCTGAATGAACCTTATCATAGTGTTGTTGATAAGATTGCGTAATCTGATTTTCGCCACTTCTTAAAATTCTTGACATAATTAAGTCTCCTTTCCTTTATGCAATATCTACAGAACCAAATTCTTTAATGTAAGCGTCTACGTCTTTAATTCCGAGATATTCCTTGACTTCTTCAATTCCCATAGGTTGTATTCCCTCACTCGAAGTTCTGAAATACGCCTTATTATTGGTTTTATATAAGGCTTCCATATTCCCTATGTAAACAACTTCTGATGTTGTTGTATCGTATAACTTTTCATTGATTATTGCTTTCATTGCTTCGCCTTTCTAACCAATTTTGAATATCGAGACACTATAGGTTCTATAACCAGGAACAGTAACAGTTGAGCTAGCGTCTTGGCTTTTTGCTACTAATTCAAAATTAAAACTTTGCTCACCACTAACACCAAAATTATGTACTGCAAGCACTCTTTCATAAGTGGTTGAATTTGTACGTGCAGTCACAAGTGCATTGCCGTTGGCTAATAATTCAATACGGCTAGTGCCAGTATTTGTTGATATTACTGCCGAAATAATCGCAATGTAAAACCCGTGAGTAAGAGTTGCACTATCTTTCCAAAGCGATACTGAACTACCTTTTTTTGACGCTCCTGCGCCATAATTATTAATACTGAAAATAGACTTGCCTCTTATTTGAGTGGTTGTATCTTTTAACCCTTGTAAGCTCACTTGTTTGTCCGTTCCTAATCCTGCGATAATGTCTCCTTGTGCTGTGATTTTGCCAGAAGCCTCAATATTTCCTGTTGTTTCATCTCCTACATCTCCTATACCTGCCTTAACATATATACTTTTAACATATAAATTTTGCCAAGTTTGTTGTGGAGAGCCAAGATTAGGAAAAGTTGCCCTATACCCAGACGGAGTAGGTACATTGTCTGTTGCTGGAATTGGGATTAAATCGCTAATAATCTTGTCTGCCTTAAAGTAATTTGTGCTAATCCCCATCATATCTGTTTCAAAAGATGTTATTTTTGTTACAGTTCCGTCTTCGCTTCTATCATAATATCCACATCTGATAGTCGGACATTTGTAAGTAAAAGTTCCTACTCCTGCACCAATGTTAATTTGTCCGGCTCCGTTTGGAGTTATTTCACACCAAGCCTTGTAACTTCCTGTTATGGTTGCGGCACTACTATCCCATTGGTCTACCCAATCAAGCTCTCTTGAAAAACCGTTTTCCGTAATGTTAAAATCTGCAATTTTGCCACTCGTCGATTCAAGATATGTGCCATACAGTTTAGCACCTGTAATTGTGCCACTTGCGGTAATGTCTTGTGCAAACAAGTTAGTAACGTCAATCTGCTTAGCTTTTATGGAATTGGTTGTAATTTTTCCACCGTCAATCGTGGTGGTGTTCGGACTGTAGATATTCTCTTTAATCTCGTCAGCGGTTTTCTTTGCACCTACAACCACACTGTTCGTACTGATAGCATTGATAAATGCTTCTTGCGAAGTAATCGTTGAGATTACCGCATTATCAGCGAATATATTCTCAACATCAAGTTCATTTGCTGTTATGCTACTTGCGACTATCTTATCCGCATTGATTGTTCGGTCGGTAAGTACATATCCGTCTAAACTGTCAACCGTAGTGCTTGTCAGTTCGCCAAGGTTATTGAGTGCATAAAGCAATCCTTTTTCTGAACCTTTGAGAAGTATTCTATCCGCAACAAGTGTTCCTGCGGTTATCTTGTTTGCATTTACCTCTACGCTGTCGAGAAAGCCTGTTATATGTCCCTCAACTACGGTTGCACGGTCAATTAAGCCAACGTTTGCAAGCAATGTAGCCACGTTTGCGGTTTCAATGTTTGTGAGTTTGATATTGGCATACTTTATGTCCGCTTCATCTGCTGTCATATAGCCTAACTTTGCAACCTCTGTTGATAATTGGTTTGTATCTAACTTTCCTTTTATGACTGCACTATCAGCCGTTAAGTAACCAAGTTTTGCTACTTCTGCCGACAATTCGCTAGTATCTAGTTTGCCTTTAATCACAGCACTGTCAGCGGTTAGATAGCCTAACTTTGCGACTTCCGCAGATAACTCACTTGTGTCTAATTTCCCCTTGATTATGGCACTATCTGCTGTCAGATAACCAAGTTTAGCAACATTTGCGGACAAGTTATCAGTAGTGATGTTATTTGCATTTATTTCGTCGATTTCAGCCTGTATAGCTGTTATTTTATCTGCTGTTACTGTGTTGGCTCTTACCCATTCAGCGTCGACTTTGGTCGCAACCACCCTGTTTGTCAATAACAAGTCAGTTGTCAATCTGTCCATTGCCGTTGTAAGTGGTCCCGAATAATTACTTGCTTCTCCGTCGGCATTTCCTACTGCTTTGACTTTTGTTTCGCTTGCGGTAAAATCTTGATTGAGTGTCATACAAGGTACTCTTATTGTGGTTCCGTCAAGTAATGTCACTTTAACAACGTCTGTCACATCAAGGCGAATGTCATCAAGCATACTAATTTCTGCCGGGCGGTACGTTAAGTCTTTCATAGGCCCGTAATAAACATTTTCTGCGTCTTTTAGGTCTGCAAGAGGGTTAGAGCAATAAATGATATTAGGTTCACTGCCTGCAAGCCATCTTGTGTCGCTGTTTGCAATAAACTCAACGCCTGTTACTTTGTAATCACTGCCGTCTTTTTTTAAACTCCAAAATGAACTAAGTGTTTTTTCAACCGGTTTTCCAAAATTGTACCACCCAAAATTAAGCACACCCTGTCTATCAAAGTAGGCAAACTCTCCAAGCATAGAAGCGATGTACCCTATCATTTCTCGGCAGGTATATCCTTTAATGTAATTTCTGACAGTTCCGCCGGTGTAACTGAAATTTACTGTAACGCCGCATTGTTTGGCAATGTCATCCACAACATTCTTAAAGCCGTTAGGGATAGTCACTTTCGGTTCATATAACTTATCAAGAAGTCTCATTCTGTCATAGGCTTTGAACGAAATTATTCCGTCATCTTCTGTCGGCTCCTGCATTATCTTATATATACCCATTGGTATCATTTCACTATCAATACCGCAGTATAATGCCATTTCTCTGTTTGCAAGAACTTTGTCATATTCAATACTTGCCTCTATGTAAGAAGAATTGGTCGAACCTATCTGTATTCTGCTTGTACTGTTACTACCACTATATAATTTAAGCGACTTAATGGTTTTGATAACCACTCCGTCGCTGTCAAGTAATCGTAATTCTTTGTTGATTGGTTCGCCGTTGATAATTGCGTTTGTTAATGCTTCACTTGTAGAATACATTCAACCACCTACTCTTCAATAAATTCGCTCATTGTCTCCATTAATTCTGCTTCTATCTCAATCTCTGAAATATCCGACAGTTTGATTTTTGAGAAATCTATGTCCTGTTCGGCGTTTTGCAAGGATATAAACTCCTTTGCAAATTCCTCTTTATCTGAAATAACATAATTGCCATTTTCAATCTTTGCATTTCCTGCTTCGTCTTTTTCAGCATACGTTTCCAAGAGGTTACGTCTTGCTTCGTCAAAAAGCTCAATGGCATTTTTAAGCACCTTTGCATTTTTTATGATTGCAAAAGCCGTATTTGCCTTAAATTTGTATTTTTTGATTACTTGAATGTCATTGTACATTTTCGCAATTTGTGAGTTTGTATAAGTCATATTCATTTGCCTACCTTTCTATAATGTCAAATGATAATTCACTGTATCTTACGTTTGACAATTCACTGTTGTAGCTGTAAACCGGTGTACTGATAGAGCCGACATAAAAGTTCTTTTTAATAAAATCAGTTCCATTTGTTGGGATGAATTTTGCACTAAAAAAGTCGGACTGTTCTAACAATCCGACTATCTTGGCTACTTTTTCTTGTGATAAAGGTATCGTCTTTGCCTGTAGCTTCCATTTCCTCGCCACAATTCTTCCGACAAACGTTGCCTCGCTGTCTATGCTTCGCCCTGCCTTGCTGTTCCATATTGATTCGTGACTTGGCTGCAAGGACTTAATATAAGGCGAAATATCCACATCATTAATTTCTAAAAACATCCTATTCCTCCTTTATACTGTCCAAGGCAAGTCGCCTGTTTGTCTGACATACTCATTGGCCTGTCTTCTGACAGTGTTGAAGATTCCGTTTTCATTCGGAACAATTACAGTTTCCTTGTTAAGCAATTTCCTTAAAAGGCGGTTCTGTTCCTGCATAAGTGCCACCTGTTCTGATGAACTGTATTCGGCAGTAACTTCATTGCTATAACTAGCAGAATAGTCCGCATTATATTCCCCAAGGCTTTCAGGAACACTAGCAATCTTGTCGCTCCAACCTGTTACCATCTGATAGGTTGCTTTGGCTTGATTTTCAAAACCTATGTCATATCCCTCAAGTGTCCATTTACCATATTGCTTGAAGAGTTTTGATGGAGAAGAAATTTTAAATCCTTTTTTGAAGATATTCTTAATTCCGTCTGTAACAGTTTCTAAGCCTTTCTTAACTCTGTTGCCCCATTCGGCTTTTAATCCCTCAAGGTAACCCTGAATACTGTATTTACCATAGCTTGCGAAATCTGTTTTTGTGTTAAATGGTCCTGCTATTTTATGTGCTACCTGTTGTGCCACTTGAACACCATACTGTGTCTTAGCAGGGTCTCCTATTCCACCGATGTAATTGCTTATGGAAGTTGTTCCTATTCCTTTCCATTTGCTTGGATTAAAGCCTTCTTCCATTTTGCTTGAAACTGTTTGGCTAGTGGCATCTGTATTTTTCAAAACGTCACTTACACTTGTTATATTTTCAGCTAATTCCTTATAGCGTGTCTTTGTATCGTTGGCTTTTTGTTCTTGATAAGCATACAACGATGTTTGGGTGTCTATTGCTCCGCTTGCAATAGAGGTATAATAATCAAGCTGTGTCTCAAGATTTGCCAATACGTCTGCACTTTCCCTGTATTTTTCGTTAAGTGCTTCGTAGTTTGCAGTAGCGTCTCGCCACTGCTTTCCTACGTTTTTACTACTAGCAGTTATTTCTGCTATTTTCTTATCCGACTTTCTAAGTCCGTTTGGCAATGTCTCGTTGAATGCTTCATCTGCGTACTTGTCGTACATATCCCAAAACTTATTTGCTACTTCTGCCGTGTCTTGAATGACTTTTTTGCCGTCTTTACTTAATATAGGTTGAAAATTGCCATATTTGTAATGTTCGGCAAGGTATGTCCTCATTTGGTCTTGCCCAATCTGATATTCAGCTTGAAGATTAACCGCTTTCTGCTGTGCTTTTTTCGTTTCACTCTTGCTTTTGTCATAAGTGTTACGCTGTTCCATAATGAGGTCTGTTGTCTCGGTTATTCCCTTTGACGCAGCTTCCTGTAAACCTTTTGCTTTTAATGCGTCTATGACATCGTAAATTTTCTCTTTTTGGTCATCCAAACTACTGTTTTCATCTTCAAGTATCGTCTTGAATTGTTCTCCGCCCTCTTCGATAAGTATTTTCTTGTACTCATCAAGTTTCTTTAAGGCTTCCGTACTCTTGTCAGCACCATCCGCTAACTCAAAGTATTTATCTGCTATTATTTTGAGCTTGTCAGCTTGTGTGGTGGTATCATTTTTTTGGAATGAATCGTAAATTCCGTCAGCGAGTTCTTTTATCTTGTCATTTGAGGTGTTAATGTCATCAACAAATTTCTGTGTTGTTTCATCGACTTCTCCTCTGGCTTTTTCATAAAGTTCGGCAAGCCTACTGTAATAATTGTTTTCCCCAATTAAAATTGTTGCCGTAATTGCCGGGATTGCCATAAGTGGAGATGTAAGTCCACTCATAAATGCACTTCCTACCTTTGAGCCTGCGTAAGTGGCTGCGCTTCCAATTCCACTCACCAGATTACCAACCGACATTTGAGCTTTAAAACCGCTAAAGAAACTTGTTGCGGCTGTCTTTGCCAACTTGCCCATTCCTACTGCAAGTCCTATTTTTGCTACAGTTCCCCAATCAATTTCTTGTAAGAGTTGCCCGATAAAGCTAGCAAACTGTTTCCAATTAAGTGTCTTAAAAAAGGTTGTTACAAAATCCCATATTCCGTTCAAAATGCCGTTAATAGCACTTGCAAAACTCTTAGGCTTGATATTCTTTATTGCATTGTTAATTAAAGAAGTAAGGTCGCTTGCAAGCCGTTTCCAATTAAAGTTATTTGTAAACCCGGCAACTAAATCTAATGTGTTGGTAATGCTTTTCCCAATGAATGTTCCTGTTTTATCCCACCCAAAAGAGTGAATACCATTGCTAAGTTTTTTAGCAATCGTTTCTCCGGCTTTGTAATATTCGCCGTTAGCGATTAATTTGCCTATGTTCTTAAGGAAATAAAGTTTGCTTTCAAACTTATCTGCCCATTCATTAGCCTTATTGTTCATATTGTCAAAGGCTTTCTGCCATACTTTTTCGTATTCGCTTGCGGCTTCGACAATTTTATCTGTTAAGTCAATATCCCCGGTTCCTGTGTTTTTACCACTACTATCGCTGTTTTCAGAAAGTTTATTTACTTCATCAAACCCCATAAGGGAAATAGCAGCTTTTTTCGCACTTTCAGCTACTCCGTCATAGCCGTCCGAAATATCTTCCAATCCGTCTGTTGTATCTTTATAGCCGCTCTGTCCGAAGCTCTCAAAGTCAATCTTAACTCCTGCAAATTGAGCAATACTGACAAGAAGCCTTTTAAAAGCTATTGTTACGCCATTTACAACAGGCATTACTTTTTGCAACACCGGAACAAAGATTTGCCCTAATACCATTCCTGTTTCAGACAAGTTTGTCTTGAACTGTCTAAGCATATTGTTAGGGCTGTTGATAGTGTTTGCTAAGTCACCCCAAGATACTTTAGATTGGTCAAGAATTGCAATAAATCTTAACTGCTGTTTTTCGGCCTGTGACATTTCACTTACGCTCTTAGTTATCCCTAAGTTATAAGCGTATGTCGCCAATGTAGCATTGGTAATATCAATACCATATTTATACAATGCCCTTGACTGACCGATTAAGCCACTTTGTAAGTTCGTGGCTACTGTTGAATAGTCCACGTTAAAAAGTGAGCTTATATCGCCTGCTAACATTGTCATTGACTTTGTTATTGCTGTTGTCGCTTCACCTGTCTGCCCTAATGAGTTAGTGACAGAAGCTAATTGTGAAGCATACTGTGTTATCTCTTGTATGTTAAGTCCAAGGTTTTTAGCAGAATCCGCTTTGATTAATCCACCTTTAACATCTACACTTAATCCCGATAATTTCCCTAAGAGTTCATCAACTCTTTTTGAAAAACTATTTGCGTAGGCTTCTGCATTGCTGTAGCCGTATTTCTCGTATTCTTTGCCCCATTCAGAGCCTATTTTCCCGAAAGCTACGGCTTTGTAGTTAAATGCTTCTATGTAGTCTGCGGTACTTTCTATGGACTTCCAGAGGCTTTTCATTCCTCTTATAACCCAAAAGAAATTAGCATATAGTTTACCAAAAATAGAAGCAAGGCTTTTTACTCCTTTGTGGGTTCTCTTTGCAGCCTTGTTTGTGTTATTCAGCGAACCTTGGAGACTTGCAGAAGCCGTATTAACTCTGCTTCCTTGGGATGCAAGATTAGCAAGTGAATCTGCAAGTCTTATCACTCCGTTACTTACCGCCGGTGCTTTTGACAACTGTTGTAGCATTGTTATAAGGCTTGCTGTAAGTCTCGGAATATTAACTGTCGCATTTTGAACACTTCTACTTCCAAGTCTGCTTATTCCTTGTGCAAGAGTGCCTATACTTGCGGCATTTTGAGGAACATTTGCTAAATTGCTAAATGCCCTTGTGATATGCGATAGTGAACTAGCCGTATTGTTCAATGAAACAGTATTTATGCTGCCTAATTTTGTGATATTCTTGGCAAGCCTTGTGAAATCTGCCGTTCCGACATTTTTCATTGCCTGCATTGCTGTCGCAAGTCTATTAACACCATTCGCAAGCCCAGATAGGGATGTGCCATTAATACTGTTTAATGTCCCCGACAGTTTTTCAAGCCTTGTTATCATATTGTCGATAGCATTATTCGCTTTAGTCGCTGTCGCTTGTATTTTTATCTCTAATGAATCTAATTCCACGCCTTGCACCTGCCTTTTTATAAAAAAATAAAGGGCAATAAAACTATTGTCTTATCACCCTTTTCTATGTGTTAAATCCCAATTAGCCTTCATTGTTTTCATTTGCAGTGCAAATTCTTTTCGTTTTCTTTCAATCTCATCTTCTGTTGGTTCTTCGTTATTATTCAAGCTGATAGGTTCACTAGGGAAATCTACCTTATCTTCTCCCCAAGCTCCACTTCTAACACCGAATTTGATTGCCGGGATAAGATAGGTTATAGCATACGTCCATAAGTCTATGTTCTGTGCGTTTCTCCGTATTTTGTAACCTTTTAGGCAGTATTCAAATTCCGTAGGTGTCATGTGCTTAAATTCTTCTATCGTAATTCCCATAGCAAAAGCCACAGGAAAATATTTTTCCCATATTAGCTTATGGATGTCTATTTTTCGGGATTTTCTTCCGCCATCTGTTTCTCTATGTTCTCCGCCATTGCGTTCAGAGACGATGTTATTCCCGACAGGTCGAAAAAACCGTCTTCTTCCATCGCTTTTATAATTTCAAGGAATAAATCCCTGTAATTCTTCTTATTTTCACTTAAATACGCTCTTGCAATCTGTTTAGCTTCTTCTCTTGTCACAGCATTTTTTTCAAGACATCCTGCATATACCGCATCTATACAAGTTTGTGGCATATTTCCGACTGTTATCGCTGCTCCTTCAAGCGCTCTCTGAACCGGATTGCCGTCCATATCTTCAAACATTGAAGAGCCTGTAAGATAATTGAACATTTTCTGAACAATAGTTCTGTCCTCTGCTGCGTCAAAACTAAATCTAAGTGCATATTCTTTTCCGTTTGCTTTAATTTCCATAGTTATTTTCCTTTCCTCCTATATTTTCTATAGGAAAGGGGCAGTCCTTAGACCGCCCTTTACTGACTTGTTATTCACCTATTGGTGTGTAATCCGCTGTTTCTTCTTCGTCAGTCACAACAGCATTTGTTGTATCAAGTGACTGACTGACTATTCCCCCGGTGTTGGTTCTACCTTTGTGTCAGTACCTACCATTTCCTCGATAATGAGGTTAAGTGCCATTGTAAGAAGTCCGTTCTGCTCCTTGCTTGTGATTGGTAACTTTGATGGTGGCTGTGCCACAAAAAACTCTGCGTCTGTTATGCCCGGAGTAATCTCCTGGAACCACATTCTTTTACCACCGGTTAAACCATTGTAAGCGGTAATAACAGCTTTCCATTCCTCAATAGTTTCATCTGTTTTATTAACTGTAACTGTAACTGTGTCAGATACAGTATCTCTTCCGGCAATGTTTCTTGTCTGTCTGTCTTCAAGTGCCGAAGCGTCTATTGCTTCCGGTGTTACTGTGATTTCGCCAATAGAGTTAATTCTTGAAAGCAACTTAAAGGCTGTTGGTTTTGTTCCTGCCGTTGTTTCAACGCCGTAAGAAAAAGTAACGCCTAATGTGCTTAACCCTGCTACTGCATTTGCCATTTGTCTACCTCCTGTTGGATAAAAAAATAAGAGCATTTCTGCTCTTTGTTGCTAAATTAATCTGTCATTCGCACCGATGACACGGCTAAAACGTGCCACGCTGTGATGTATCTTGTTGTTTATTGAAGTTTCCGGCAATGCCTTACCTTGAAATCTCATTTCTTTAAAAACATTCATAACTGTTGCCATAACCTTACGGCAGTCAGACTTGCTTGTGTTAGTTGTGACATCTACTTGAAATGTCGCCAACAATGCGTTGATCGTCTGTCCGTCAAGTGTTTGCCCTTGTTCGGTTGGGGTTAATAAATGAATGTATACGGTAGGAAATACTGCCGAACCGCTACTTTCTCCCTCGTCAGTAATTCTGGCCTTGGAATATTTCTTTTGTAACTGTGGTAGGCTCTTAGCCTTGACAAGTGCTACAACTGTACTTTCAAGGTCTGTCGCCCAATCATTAGCATTTGCCATTAACTAAACACTCTCCTTGCCACTTCTGTGTATTTTTGGATTATTTCCATATCAGCCTTGTAAACAGGCATTTGTGCTTCTACGCCGTGCGTAAGAATGAGTTCTCCGCTGTCAGCGTAATATCCCCATATCTTTTGAACACCATGTCCCTCGCCATAGGAACCGATTACCATTCCATTTACTTCGCCCTTTGGATGTGGACTTGTTCCTGCTTCGCCGTTGTAATAAACACCAGCTCCAAACTCGATAAACATAAGTTCTTTGCCTTCTACAATTAGTATTGCTTCATTGTAGCCACCGAAAGACCGAAGCTTGACGTATGTATAATGGTTTGTGTTGGAACCGCTTCTAATGCCTTCTGCATCGTAAGTGTAGTTTGCTTTTGCCATATTTTCATCTATGACAGGTATTCCGACTTCCGCAAGCTCTTTAACAAGTTGGTAAGTCTTTTCAGTAATCCATTCCTTGTATTGTTTTAGCTGTCTGATAGCTTCATTTATCGAATTTTGAGACAAGGATATTTTAATTGTATGTCTTGCCATATTGCACCTACTTTATAACCGCTTTAAGCATATACTTAGTTGAATATAGTGCCGGCTTAATGCCTACAATCGTGAAGTCTGCCGACGTTTCATCAACAAGGCTGTCAGATGTGTATGTAGGCTTGCTATCAAGCCAAATAAGATCGCCTTTTTGAATAGGTAATGTATTCCTATCTGTCAGCAAAATAGCGTCAAAATCGGCTGTGTCAAAGCCGTATTCTTTACTCTGTGCTTCTCCACCGCTGAAAGCTATATTTGCTTCAAAATCCTCGGGCTTTGAAAAACCTATCTTTTCTTCAAGGACTTTAGATATCTTATTCCCCTCATCATCAAGATAAGGAATGAAGTTACCCTCTGTGTCTGTATATCCCTCATAAAGGATATTGCCGTCATCATCTCTTTCGTAAATGGTTAATGTCTGTCCTTGAAGCGAATACTTCATAGCCTGCTTATTGATGTCAAGCATATTACTTCACATCCTTGCCA